AATTTGCGGCGCCTATACACATCTTCACACTTACCTGGTTTAACCGGTCTACCCATCCAAGCATACTTAGGTTCTTCCTTGGCAATAGCAGCAATCAACGATCCATGATCATCAAAAGGCCTTGTGATATAATAGTTCATTATCATGTAAAATTCGTGCTGTTCCGGAGAACCAAAAGTTACATGTCCTCGACCATCAACTTGCTGACGTTTACTAAGTTTTTTGTGTAAACTGTATAATGCTTTAACATATTCTTGACCTAGCTCATATGCCTCTTGATGAAACTCCTTTAGCTTCACCTCATCCTCAGGTGTAAATCTTTCTTCTGAAGAGTTCACCCATTCACAGTAGTCTAGTGTTGATTGTAGATATGCCCTGGCCTTGTTTTTGAGCATCTCATATTCTATGTTAACTTTAAGCATACTTGCAGGAAGCTCCGGTTCTCTGGAACCCATTGCTAAAGCAAGTTGGTTAGCTTGCATTGTATCAGCATAATCACCCGAAGCTTCTAATGATGATAATTTCTGTGCTAATCCGGGAATATTAAGACGTGCACGCTCACCTTGTTTCTGTGATTCATAATCTTTATAAACTTCGTTTATTAGATTTCTCAATGTTTGCCTTGTTATCTTCATATTACCACCATGTGTATCTTGTTTTTCCACCAAAAAGATGTGGATATCTACCAATCCGGCATGACCAATATCTTTTTGACATCTTATCTTTTGTCTCTTTGCACTTGTGACGTGCAACAAATGACTTACGACGTTTTAAGCTTTTTAATCCAACACTCATTCCTCTCGCGCCGAAAGTTAGCTTCTTAACCTTTTTTGTCTTAGGGTTCTTTACGTATACTACGTATTTCCCACCCTTACCTCCGCTATTTCGCTTCGGCTTATTTAGTTTGACTTTACGACCTTGATACTCAGCTTCATCAAGTGTATACATCTCCAAAATAGGAAAGTCTAAAGCAACAACCATACCATTATACTCGGCAAGTTGTCCTATGTCTGTTTTAATTAGATCAAAATCATCTTCATTTAAAGAGATGTCTCCACACTCATATGCAGTTCTTGCTTCATTTATCATTGCAAAAAAAGATTTAGAACCCGGCCTGTAAATACTTTCATTTAGCGGTACATTATTTTCTACGTGGTATTTTAAACCTTCTGATAAAAGCTTTTTACTTTTCATTCTTCTGCTCCAAAACAATTAAACTTGATAAGGATATTGTCGTGCGTTTATTACCCTCTCTGATAATTGCAGTTTTCGATGAAGTGTTATTGTGACGAATTTCTTCTAGTACACCCACGTGCATCTCTTGATTCTTGTTACCAAGATCAGATGTGATACCTGCGACTAAGTCATTTATCTTAGGTATTTTCGTATCCACCTGAACTTTTGATTTTCTTTTCGTGATTCTTCTGCACACTAATTTTGAAACTGCAAATACTCTTGGATAGTATGATGCATCGTGCGACTTCACAATCAGGTCGTATTTACCGACGACTAACACTTGGCAAACATTACTGGCTGAAAGCTTGAAGCGATCACCCTGCTCGACAAAGTTGTCGACGATTAGCTGATCACCTTTTTTAAATTCAACGTCAGACACAAAAACTCCTGCTATAAATATATATCAAATTAAGCATAAGTTATCTTTCAGAAAAAAATTAAATTCCGTCTGCTCCGATCGCCTCAACTGGACAATTTTCCATCGCCTCGTAGCATTCCTCTAACTCTTTTTCGTTTTCAGGTTGTTTGTAGACAACGTCATGATCACCATCATCACTCATTTTAAAGTTTCTAGGTGCACAATCAGAACATACAGAACAGATAATACATTCACGATCAACGTAAAAAGATACTTTTTGGCCAGCAATTATCGAAATACCACCAACATTGTCTCGCCATTTATCATTTTTGTCTGCCATCTTTTTTTCTCTGATAATCTTGGATTGCTGCTTTTATTGCATCTTCTGCAAGGACAGAGCAGTGAATTTTAACCGGTGGTAATTGTAGTTCTTCTGCTATGTCTATATTCCTAACCTGATTCGCTTCTTCAATGGTAATACCTTTCAATAGCGTCGTCACGTAAGAACTACTTGCTATAGCAGAGCCGCAACCAAATGTTTTAAATTTAGCATCTTCTATAATACCATCTTCATTTATTTTAATCTGTAATTTCATAACATCACCGCACGCCGGCGCGCCAACAAGCCCAGTACCCACAGACGAATTACTTGGGTCTAGTGAACCTACGTTCTGCGGGTTTTCAAAATGTTTAATTAACTTATCACTGTACATATTATCTCCAAAGTTGTGGACCCGGCGGGAGTCGAACCCGCGTCCGCAATAGTCTTAGTTTGAGTCATTCACAAGCTTAGCTAATCATTTTTCCGATTAGCAGGATAGACACCAATTTTCCACCAACTCTAGGTAACCTTGAGTTCCCACCTCATACTACGAGGGTAACCATTGTAGATACGGCAAAGTCCACTAGACTCCCTTATAACTTTTTCGTCTCATCCATCTGACTAACCTCTTGTTTTTCACCGAAAGAGATATCGGCGCCAATTAAGCAGCTATAGCTACAGAATCGAAATGCGAATTATTATTTGCAATTATAAAATTTGAACTGTTGAGGGCGTATCTTCCCTGCTTGCACTCTCTCCTTGATTCTATTCCGTCGAAACCATTACGGGCCCTTACCTATATATTGTAATAAGAAATGTTGTTATTTTCAATTTTTCTGTTACCTTACACAAAATTTTACTATATCATAATCGTCGTAAGCAGAATATAAAAACTTTACTCCGTCATACAATACTATCTTATGGTCAACCACCGCGTTGTCTTGGTCCCTAGCAACATGATAAGAAGACGTAGCTTCACCTGATTTAATTTTATTATTGAGATAGTTGGTGATTACATAATATGAAGCATTCTGATAACCTGATCTCGTCATGTGCTTTTCCTGGATAAATTCTGCTGTGTCATCATGATGACAACCTAGTAGCGCAGCCTCTTCATTCATATAAGATGCTAGGTCTGGATAGTTTACCAGCGCTGTATCGTTGAATTCGGCGTTAAAAAAATTTAAAATATTAATTGATTTGTTTTTAATTGCGTCAAAAACCATTTGACCGGTGAGTATAAATTCATCATCATCATCAGGTAGTTCTGATTTTTCTTTGCCTAATACATCCACAGCTATCTCCTCAGCTGATGTCATTGGATCAGGCCTTAAACTTTCATCTTCTAAAGACATGTCCGCGGCAAGACTTCGTGCCATTCGTCTGTAGCTACTGTCTTGCTGCATTAAACTATCTAATCTAGGGTCCAAAGCACTAACTGCTGTATCTTTGGCAATACCAGGCATGTATGCATCTGATGCAGCTGTTGCAACTCCTTTTGGGTCAACAATAACATATTTGCCTTCGTGCATCGCTTCGTTTATTAATTGCCTTAGTTGTCTTCGTGTTATTTTCACTGGATACTCATCTAGAAAACATGTCAGGGCCAAAATTACCTATGCCATCATAAGGATCATGATCATAATCATCCGGACCATCGTAATTGCTATCCTCGTCAAATACAGGATAAAAATATACACCGGTATCACTATCATTACCTTGCATAGCATCTATAAATTCCTGGGATGCTTCGTACTTTTCATTATCTTCTAATCTTGATGCTGGGTGCGAAACAATTGCCATGACATCTGATTCTATTTTTCTATACTGCTCTTCTGTCAACTCATCAGCACTATCTGCACCATAATTATAAAATTCTATATCACCCACGTGCAATGGGTGACTATTATCATAGAAAGCCATCTCAATTGATAGTCCTGTTTGTCGCCTACCATCGTCGTCACTCATGAGTGTGTATGAACCCGGCCTTCCGGAGTAACTTGGATCTGAGAAACGTGGGTCGTCTGTTGGATCTTTAAATCCTTTCATCGCTTCGCTAATTAAGCCTCTTAATTTTCTTCTTGTTATTTTCATAATCCTTTTCCTACTGCTACAAACATGTTAACATAATAGTCCTCAAGATTTTTAGTTATTTCAGCAATAGTTTTAAATGCAAATTCCATCTGAATATCTGCCTCTAAATTTTCATCCTCAGTATAAAAGTTGTTAAAACCAGCATGAAAAATTCCTAGTAACTCGTTAACCCATCCATGAACGTGATTCTGAAAATCTATGCTATCAAGATGCTCACTTAACATTTCTTTTACTAGTTGTTTAAAATCAAGACCTAGTGAGTCACACAGCTCATATGCTTGTGCAACATACGCACGATCATAAGTTGACAAAAATTCTGTTTTTATTTTTATCGCGCTGCGCGGATTTGTCGCAATGCTTTCACTTATAATTCTACGTAATCTATTTTTATCTATTTTCACTTAAAGCCCCATTTGTTGACACATTGTCATGACTCTTTGTGAGCAATAGCTCGCAAACTGTGGACAACCATAATCAGCACACATTTCTTTACACATTATACTTACCTGCATTGGATCACACATTCCACGAGACAAGCAGCTCATGATAACTTGTTGTATGATCTGTGAAGTGTAGTCATATTCAGGTGTACCTGGTTGCGGGCCGCCCATACTCATTTCAGACAAAACTTGTCTTGATTCTTGTAATAGTAATTTACGCAATTTATTTCTATTAAGTCTCATATTTGCTCCTTTAAATCATTTATAATTATTACTTATTTTTTCTTTTTTCTTTTCAACATTGATTATATGTCGTCTATATCTACATCGTAAAGATAGTCTAAAGATCGATAGCTAGGTTGCGGTGAATCAATCTCGACGTTGGAAAGTGTCGGTGCGCTGTAGTGCATATCGGGTAAACTAAGATTGACACTGCTAACATTTGTTTCAAATTGTCTCGATGCATTATCGAGATCTAAATTAAATTCTTTACCACCAATGTCAAGTGCAATTAATTCACCACTAGATCTTCTTCCAAATTGCTCTTTATGTATATCCCGCCATTCCAAATTTGATGTGATGATAATTTCTTCAATTAAGCCTAAGATATCTCTGTAATCTTCAAGAAGTGTAGCGTTATTGTTATTGGGTAGCTTTTTCTTACCCGGTATCCTTTCAATTAACAAGTGTTCTCTAAATAATTCTTCAAAATCATCAACAGCGCTAAAGTTGTTAACAATGCCTAAAACATTTAAACACAACATTTTTAATGTAAGTGGGCTTCCATTGTCTAATTTTACCAAAACCTGCGTTGGGTTAACCTTACCATGTGCAACAAATAAGTTGTTGCACTCAGCAGCAATCTGTCTTTTGTGTTTAGATGGAGTTGCAGGATCACTAATATATTGAATTAGTTTTTGGAATGTATCTAGCCCATATTTTATGACAAATCTTTTTTGTTGATAGCCGGATGTAATTACATCTAAATAAACATTTTCTATTTCTGCTGCTATCGAGCCACCTAGCCCGTATAAGTTAAGTAAATTATCAAATTTAACATGTCTTACTTGAACAAACTTATTTAGAGCATGCTCGATGTTAAAAAACACAAACCCATCCGGGATAACTCTTTCCATTATAATATAAAAAAGCCTATTAATCTGTTTGTTTTTATTTCTTTTATTATGAGACGATCCATGCTTCCAGTACACAACAGGCCTGTTTAAATTGATTACACCTTTTGTATATACTTTTGCTGTTTTATTTGGGCTTCTTGAAACCAAATTTAAGTTTTTTGCCGCATTATCAATAGTGTGGAAAAGTTTTATAACTTTATAATCATCAAGAGAAATAACAATGCCTTCTGCACCACTAGCAATAATCCTTGGTTTATTTAATCTATTTTCTAGCCTAGGCAACCTCTCAGCATCAGCAAGATAATCAACAATTTTTTCTGCCAAAGGTCGGTATAAAGACCAGCCTTTGTCATGGGTCGGATCATTTGCAGCAATTGGGTCATAAAGATAAAAATTCTCGCTCATTAAGTAACGATCATGTTTTACAAAAGACTCAAAGATCAATGTTCTAATTTTATTTCTATTCATTAACATATAAAACCTGTCCTATTATTCTATAATTATTATTTAACAAGATAAACAACTATATAAAATTATTCATATGAATAAACATCTTTATATAATCCAATCCGACGTAACTGGTGCCATCAAAGTAGGTATTAGTAAAAACCCCCAGAATAGGTTACGGCAGTTACAAACCGGTTCACCGTATAGACTTAAGTTGCTTGCCATAGTAAATGGTAGAGGTGACTTAGAAAGATCTCTGCATTCATATCTGAAACCCTATAAACAAGCTTGCAAGGGTGAGTGGTTTGACTTTGAGTGCACTGGATCTTTTCCGGACTGGCTTAGTGAGATGGTTGACTGGGAGGTTGCAAATGTTTGGTGGGCTAAAAGTTAACTGTTTAGTAGCAGCTGAAGCTGCTGGATTGTTTGCTGACTATTTCCAGTTACATGTAATATACCTAATCCACCCCTAGCATTCCATTCAAGAATAGTCTCTTCCTTGTCGTCAATTAAAATATTAGGTGTGCCTGTTGATGATACCGCATAGTTTTGTTTTTCTACAGCTGGAACAATTACAACTTCTACTGGCTGTGGGCTTAGATTTTCTTGTACCCACATTCTTTTACCTTGATTAGCCGGCATGCCTTTTGTGCTGTTTATTGGCGCGCTAAGAATATTGACTGTTATACCTAAAGAAGTAATGAAAGGCCACAACATATCAGTACCGTCAATTAGCTTTGGTAAACTGTAAAAGAATTGCCCCGGGTCTTGAACAACAACAGCGTACTTGAGTCGCTTTAATAACTTAACAGCATTAATATCTGATCCCATTGGAACTCTAAAGTCTTGACCAAAAGCTTTTAGAACTTTAGTTATTTTTTTTCTTAAAGACTTAGATTCAATGTACCCACCATCGGCAGCAAAACTTAAATACTCGTTCATCTTGAGGATCGCACCGGTGCTAAAGTCAGCAATGACTCCGTCCATATCACAGTATATTTGATACTGGATATCTAATGATTCTAATATTAAAGACTTAAGTTGGTTACGTGTTAACTTCAAAATTACCCCCTCATTACGGCATCTCATAACTAATATCATATTCATACAATATTTCTTGCATTTTTATTAACCAGGTTGATTTGTACTCACCCGGGTCCGTTCTTCCTGGCATTAATGCTGTACTAGTGCTATATAAACTGCTATCTAACAAGTCTCTAGCATCTAATAAAAGTTTAATTCTGTGTCGTGCTAACTTACCTAATCCTTCGATTATTTTTGCCTCCGCGGCGACAAAGGGTTGTCCTCTTATTCCTTGTCCTCTTAAGATTTCATAAAAGTTCGGGTATATATCGCCCTCTCTTAGTCTGCGACGCACTTGTTCAGTATTCTCGTACTGGCTTATGTCTCTTATACGACCGTTGATCATTCTAAAAACAGTATCACCAAATGGCGGTAAAATTGCTCTTCCATATACATCACCACCGTAAAGCTGTCGTTGAATTAAGGGTGTGTTATAGCTCGGATTATTTTGATAGTATCTTTGGATCTCTTGGTTTGTTTGAGCATCAATAAGATCCCGTTCAACCGGTTGACCAAACTGTCTACTTAGCTTTATTGCTGCATCAAAAAGTGCCATGTCACCTCTGTTACCCGGGTTAGGTTCTAGTTTGTGTGGTATTCCAAGTTGTTTTAGCTTTAACTTTCTTGGCCGAGGATTGTTCATTTCTTCTAGAACACTTTCCCTTATTAATTTTTTAATCTTGTTTTGTGATATCTTCATTACGACTCCTTGCTTTCACTTGCGTACTTTACACCCATAATAGTACCTATTATGCTAAACGAGTTAGTTAAAAGTATACCGAATAAGTTGCTCCATGTATTACCAATTAATGTTGTACCTATTCCCGTATACATTGAAAACATAAATAATCCAGTTGTAAAAACTCCGACACCGATTATAATCCAGAGCGCGACTTGAACAATCTTACCAATTAATTCAAACTGTGTTTTCTTTTGCATTAAGTCCAAGTCTGTCAAAGCAGCGTCTTTAGCTTCGTCTGCTTTTTTGACAGCTTCTTTCAGGTCAGACATTAGCTGTTCATTCTCTTCTTGCGAAGCAATCAACTCGCGATTTTGAATTTGTACTTGCTTTGTTACCTCAAGTCGTTTCTTTCTATTGGTAATATCTTGTGACTTTGCATCAAGGAGATACTGCTTAAATTCTTCATCTTCTTGTGCATCGATTAATTTAATAATGTTGCCTTCCAAAAAAACATTGCGCTGATCTCCAATTGCAATCAATTGCTTTTTATCATTTTCACAAAAAATAATCATTATTTATATACTTTAAAAGCCGCTGTTCTATTCTTATAACCTTCGTAATCATCTCTGAAGGCTTCTAAACGAGGCTCAATATCATCAGACTTTACGATCCAGAACTGTGCGCCAGCGTGCAAACTCTTGTTTATTTCTTCTTGATCAGCAGAAGAGCTTATGATCCCAACAACGACACCGTTACCATACTCATAGTTTATTTTTTGAATTAATTCAATGCCATCAAAGGAGGATCCGATAATATTTAAATCGACAAAAACACATTCAGGTTTTCCTTTTGAATCTGTTTTCCATTGTTCAAATAAACGTGCTGCTTCGTCTGAAGACGTAATGCTTTGTAGATCGAGTGTTATATCTAATAAACTACACGCATCTTCAAAAACCAAATGAAATAAATTTTCATCGTCAACTAATAAAATTGAATTAATCATGTTCATCGTATTTTCACCTTAATCATTGTACCGATGTCTAGTTTTTCAACAGACATTTGAAATCCATGTTCCTTAAATATGGCAACAGAAATGTTTAGTCCCAAACCTGTTCCTTTTTCTTTTTGACCTTCTTTTCTCTCATACGGCTGACTTAATTTATCAAAGTCTTTTTGTGACATACCGCGACCATTATCAATAATTGCTAAATGTTTTTCATTTAACATTTCAACTCTTACAAATTTAGTTTTAGCGTCATTATATTTTAGTCCATTCCTTATCAGATTATCGATACCAGTACAAAATAACGCTTCATTTACCAACATTGTGGGAAGATCTTTAATTATAACTTGATCTGCATAAGCTGTCTTTTTTAAATAGTCTTTCAAAATATCAGCCATGTCATGCTCATTTTTTTCTAGTACTGCATTTTCCTTGACAAGATTAGTAAATTCAAAGACTCCTCTATAAACGCGCTGAGCATGATCTAATCCATCTTTAATAAGCCTCAAAGATGTTTCAATTTTCAATTCTTTGATTTGTTCTGGTTTGATTCTACGTTCTAAGCTTTTGATGCCACGCGGAATGTAAGTATTAATACCACTGTGCATGTCATGACGTAATATTTTTGCTGCATGTTCGAGGTATGTATTTTTGTTACGCAGTTCAAGTTGAGCGTTGTGCTCTCCTGTCACATCACTTGCAACATTGATTACTTGATATACAGCGCCACTTCCACTTTTAATAGGGTTATAAGAGCCGTAGAGCCAGACAACATCTCCTGACTTCTTTACTCTCTTAAATTTATTTTTAATATTTTCACCGTTTCTTAGCTTTTTCCAAAAGTCTCTATACTTTTTACTCTTAACAATATCATTAGGGACGAAAAGCATATGATGTAATCCTATGATTTCTTCTTGTGTGAAGCCTACAGCCTTGCAAAAATTGTTATTTGCTTTGACAACGTTTCCTTTGCTGTCATAGACAACAACAATGTTTGAGTTGTTAATTGCTTTAAGTTTGTCATTTATTTTTTGATTCTCATCTTTGTACTTAACATACATGTCCCAACCAAAAATAGCAGAAGCAGGCATGTAAATTATAAACAGCATTATATTAAAAAGTGGGATACTGTAATTGAAGTGGATAATGTCAAGGTAAACAAAAGTTTGAGACATCATAAAAGCTATAGCTGTAAATGTTGCTAAACAAAAGGCTAACTTTGTTCTTCTTTTTAATTTCATTATTCTTCCGATTTAAAAAACTGTAAGTCTAAAATTAGTTCTACGTTGTTATCAATTAGAAAGTTTCGAGTACTTGAGGCAACAAAGTCTAAAAACCAACGTAATCTTTGCACTGTACACGTCATTTTAAAACAATATTTTTCTTGGCCACATTCATCTATAACAGTTCCGTTATACTGACCTATTAATTTCACTTCCCTTGCTACTTTCTTTATTTCTAAAAGACCATTAACTATATACTCATCATCAACAATATCGACACTAGTTGATTTAAATTTAATTTCAGGATAATTTTCACAATCAAAAAACTCATCAGATTTTAAGTGAATGTCCCGTTCTGGTTGTGATGTATAAAGACTTGCAACATCAATAACACATTCAAGCTTTGCATCACTTAGATCTTCTTTTTCTGAGATTATTGTTGATTCATAGTTGTTAAAACACCCACTCACAGATGATATCATCATATGCTTTACTTTAAAAGAGATATCACTATGCGTTTGATCGATGATATATTTTGTCATATAATTAACTCCCTTATCTTATAATTATATTCACAAAACTAATTTGAGGTAAGTATGGCAAAAATTAAAAATATGGGAACAGCAACAATGCGTTTTAGCGAAGGATTGATTGTTACCGGTTCTGCAGGAATAGATGAACATTCACTAGTCGTAACAGGAAGTTCCCGAATAATTGGTAATCTAATTGTTGACAGTCGCATTGGAATTGGAACAGAAAGCCCAGACTACAAACTAGAAATCGGTGGTAGCATGTCAATCGGTGAATATATTTATCATAGAAATGATACAGATACATTTATTAGATTCGAAGCCAACAAAGTTAGTATTGATGCTGGTGCTTCTAGTGGTGATGTAATTCTGTCAGGAAGTGTGCATGCGCCTAATGGTATTACAGGTTCTATAACAAATGCTGTTTCTGACATGGATGGTAATAGAATTTTAGGCGGTTTATATCAGCTTGACGACGGCTTAATTCAAAATCCTAATTCAAGTTATAGTAGAATTTACTTTCCCGCTGATGATACACTCGTAGAGACAGTTGGACCAGTGTCTCATAATTATAAAATAGCACCATTTAATGGTGAACTAATAAAAATGCAAGTCAAGTCAATTCAAGATTTTACTGGGAAAGCACTAACAGCTTCGCTTCATGTAGGTACAGGTACAAATAATGCATACAGCGCCACACCTGCTGTCTCTGTTGTGCTCAATGGTCAAGCTGCTCATTCCGTGTATACCTTTGATTTTCTTGGAAGAAGTGGAACAACATTTAGCGAAGGTAATATATTTGGATTTAGCTTAGAATTGTCTGAAAATTTTGCCGGCAACGAAACAATACACTTTACATCAGTTGTTAGATTTAATCCTTACTCTTAATCATTCTGGAAACCAAAATTTAGTTCCCATTTGCATATACGCTGGATGCATAATATGACCAACAACTTCGACATGACCTAATCCAAGTGCATGACCTAATTCGTGCTCGAGTAATAAGTCAAGATTATATGTACCAGGCCTGAGTTTGATTACTGCACCCCTCATCCAGCGAAGCTGTGTATATCTTGCAGTTTGCCCTAATACATTTATATTGTTTAACCTGGCATCACGTCTTATGATAATAAACCCTTCTAGATATTCGTGGGCGCATGTTTCTTTTGAAGGATTCATTTCGTACATTGCTATTGGAAACCCTCTAAGCGTCCAGTAGTTAATGGCTCTAATAACAACAATTTCAGGGAGAGGTTTACCATAGCAGTTTAAAATAACAGGAGGTTCTGGCCACACCCATGCTTGAAAAACATTTGCTTCGTAAACTCTTTTCATTCCTAGTCCTAAAAAGAAACCAAAAATTAATGTAATAAAAAGATTAAACTGTTTACTCATCGCCGCATCCCCAAACTGCGTATTCTATTGTTATTGTTTGCCCGGGATCTGGTATGTTTCTTTCGTTAAATAACACAGAGTTAGTGGACGGTTCATACACCCACTCATAAGTCAGCTGGCCATTAACTGTTACGCTTATTGTCGACTCAATCGGGTCATTTTCATCTATAGCGAAAGATATTTGTGTTGTGACTGTGTTTGCAAGGTTCTGCATTTGTTGGCCCCAATCAGCAGCACATATTGAATACCATGCTCCATTATACCTCTGGGTCATATCATAATAACCCGCGCCAAACTGTATATTACGATTTGATGATATATAAGGGAAATTACATCCACCTGGGTAATCACCTATCACAGCAAATTGTCTCATTAAATCAATAGATAATTTAAAACTATCAAAGAAGTTTGTATACGATATCCAACCTCCTTGTGAATGATCTGGTTCATCAGAAACATAGATTATCACCATAGTTGCATTTTCTCTATAGTAATGATTTCCTGGCGCAGCATCTCCTTCTAATGCATATTTTGCCATTTCAATACCCTTTTCCATTCCGCTCCCCCTAATCCCAATAGAAGAAATTACATTTTGCACCCACAAAACCGGGCTTGGATGTGTTGAATCAATCCAAGAATATCCGTCATATTGTCTAAACCTTGCTTCGTCTGTTGTAATAACAGCAAGATGATAATCTGAACCGGTACTTTCAAATACATTCATAAAAGAGTTCATTTGACTACTAAGCTCTTGTTGAAATATATTCATTGATCCGGAGTTATCAACTACAAAAAGCACATCTAAAAGAGATATCTCTTCTTGAATATTCGTTTGTGTGTGCCAATGCTCGACGTCTCCTTCGCCATACTGCACCACCTCTGTAAGCGGCAATACTGGATCGTTTCCTTCTATTCTAATTACACTTTCATCATAACTAATATCAATCGGTGTATATGAAACTAGAAAATCAACTTCTTGCCCGGGCATTAATTCCCACGGTGGTGGAGGTAAGCTTCCCATTTCCATAATTATGTCTTGCGGTTGTGTTACCATTTGTGTGACGCTGTCCACCGTCAACACCAGATTCCCGTCGTTGCGTATGGTGATTCTTTCTTCGTTGTCACATCCTATACTTATCTGACCGTAATCAAAGACTTCTGGTGTTACTGTCATGACTGGTGCGTCACCAAAACCAGAGACAGGCAACTCATACTCATTTTCATCTTCATCGTTAGTAACAAATCTAATTAAAGCGCCATTACTTTCGAAAGTCTCAGGAATATAATACACGTTAAATTCTTGTGTTTCTCCCGGGCCAATCGTGTAATTTTCTAATAAACTATCATCAAGGCTGAACCGGTCATTACCTGAAACTAGTTCTGGGTAGCTTATAATTAATTCTTCATCACCCGCATTAATAACAGCAAAAGTTGCTTGTCCAGATTCTAATCCGGACTGTAAATGTCCAAATTCAATAGATTCAGGATAAACAACTAATTCTGGCTCAGTTTGTATTACTTTGTTGACGCCGTAATCATTGCAAGAAAGAAACAGTAAAGCAAATAGAATGTACCACATAAAACACCCCCATATTTTTAAATATAGGAAATATTTTATTTTTTACGAAAATGTCACATGATCTGACAATAAAGCGTCAATTTTTTTGATTGTTTCACCTATTAGCTCAATGTGTTCGATTTCTCGCATAATAGCGTTGCGATTACTTCTCCAGTCATTTCTTTTCTGAAAATTTTCTATTAACGTCATTCTAATGTTGACTAGTGCTTGTATTGTTTCTTTATCCATTCGTCACTCCTTGTAAAAACCAGTCAGGTGTTTTTGAACGAGGTTCCCACTTAGCAAACCTGACCTTGTCTTTAATATAATACTTTCTATAGCTTTGTATAGGATCATCACCAACTTTATATTCTTCTTTCATGCAGATAGGAAATGGAGTTCTACCTTTCACAGGAAAGCTGGCAGGACCATTTTTTATGAGCCAATGATAAACCTCAGTAGACTTGTGAATCTTGTCATACCTCAAATTATACTCACGTAGTAAACACCGCATTAACTCCATATGCCAACCATAGTTTTCTGCCGACTGTCTAGTCCAGATAGTGCAAGGATGATTGACGTGTGTCAGTCCCCATGGTGGCTGTTTATCTTGAGGCACGTTAACCCTTAAATATTCTTTAGCGTCTCGCATCAGCTTAAAGTCTGATCTCGTTTTGCCAAACTTATCAAGCCAACTCATCCAGTGCGCAGCGCATCCCATTTGACCTGCCTCTAAAATCATTTTAACCACGTGTTTATTGCAGTGGTATTCTGCAGCCTTCTGAGGCTGTTCATCTAATACGAACATATTCATTTTTACTTTCCTAGTAAAGTGTTAATAATTTTAATTGTTTGTTCGGGGTTTTTAGTTTCAAAACTTCTGTTAGGATCTTTTTCTTTAATGACTTCATAAAGTTCTTTGTCGTTACCGTTCTGTCTACATCTATCACCAATAAACCAGATAGCGTCTTCTTGGCTAAAATTTCTCAAAACAAGTGATTTGTCCCACCCACGTGGGTATATATCAAAAGATGTTGAACCACCTAGTTTAACGTCAACATTTTCATATAGTGGCGATCTAAAGTACGCGTCCAGTAAAGACGCTCTGATGTTATGCTTCACGTCTAATGTTTTCCACACTGTTCTCTCGTCATGACTAGCATTTCTCCCAATAGGGCACCAGTTTATCATAGACCCGCGACAGTCAATAAAATTACCTGTCAGTGGAATATGTCTACTGTAAACTTTACGTTTGATGCGCAATTGATTTTCAATTAAGTGATATATAATATTTTTATACTTTACTTTACCAAGTTCTTTTTCCATAGACATGTTGTATATGACTTTTTCTAAATTAGCCTCATAACGTATGTACTTGGTGCCATTATGTGGAAAGTAATACAGCTTATCATGATCAAAATTAAAATCTTCAAACATGATAGTGCATTGTTCTTTGATGTAATCCATACCAGAGCCGGTAACAATTCCAATTTCATATCCACACTCGTGGAGGCCTTTAAGCATATCGAGAACTGAACGTTCCATCGCTTTTCTGGCAGGTGTTAGTGTACCATCCATATCAAACAAAACTATTTTTTTCATGCTAATCACTCCTTACAGAAGTTTCTAACTGCGTTTATCAACCAGGAAGAAGATTGTGGCTTATCATTTCCGCCCATCCCCCAGACCATTTGTATACCTAATTCTTTACACAAATCCATTTCAGGTGTATTTCTGTCTCCTCTATCTCCACCATTTGCAAAAATATGTGGGTCAAGATGACGTAATGTTTCACAAACTGTGTTGTCATCGTCTTTAGCTTCAACAACATCAACAACGCCTTTGATTGCATACAATATTTCTTGTCTCTCTTCATAAGGCATAAAAGCGTAACCTTTCTTTCGAACAAGCCATTCATCAGAATTTGCAATGACAATCACATTGCCAAGTTTTGATGCATCTTGTATCATTCTTACATGCCCTATGTGGATCGGATCAAAACCACCAGAAACACAAACTATTTTTTTATTATCTATAAGTTGTCTTTTTTCTTTTTTCAATGTGCTTTACCCTTTATATCGTAGTATGTAACGTTTATTATTCTACCTTGTGCCAAAACTTTGTACACTTTTTCCCAAATTAATTCTTTTGTACACCACAAATCATCATATTCTTTAGTATATCTCTTGTCGTGCTCTGACAATATTACGCCGATAAAAAAAGCGTTGTCATTCTTAGACAACGCTCTACCACGCACAATTACTAAGTCACCTTTCTTATAAGAAGACAACTTAAACCTCCAAGCTGAGAATATTTTAGCCTACACCTTCAAAAGATGCTGTACCGTTGATGCTACCTGTTAAAGACGGGAATTCACCGCTAGATATCATGGTCAAACCTGCTAAAATAGAGAATGAAGTTGCATGAGCTGCGGCAGGTGTGTTATCAGATGCGTTTGACATAAAAAATATTTCTTTGCAACGTATGTCTAAATTAATCACTGTACCGAAAGTATCTGGATTTTGTGCTTTAGTGGCGGAAGCTGAGGGTATCAAGAAAAAGTTTCTATTATCTGTAGCTGAGATTGATGTTTTTGCTGATCCTCCGAGACTCACAGGCAACCTTTCTCCAGGTGCAAACATGCCTCGTTTGCTAAAACCAACTCTTAATTCATTCGCGCCAGTATTCCTGATAGTTATGTGCTTCGTAACAAAAGGGAACGAAACAGAAACTGGCTCTGGGCTAGCACTATTTGCATCAATACCTTTTACTTCTGATGCTGCTGAACTCGTTACGAAAGGTATACCACTTACTTGATACGCAGGTACAAAACTCGGACCTGACTTTGGCCAATTTATTGACATTGTAATCTCCTATTTTACTCTATGATATTAATTATCTGTCACAACTGATAAAATATACCATTCTTCTAATTTACCTTTTGTCAGCACTGTCAGATAATTTGGGTGCACTTGGTTGTTTTTTACGACGATTCCTAGTTTTTTTTGTTTTTTGTGTTTTACTAGTTTGCCTATGTACCTTTCGCTCATCTTTTGCTTCTTCCAACTTATCATCTTTATGACTAACAGCTTTGTTATATTCTTGCAAGCCACAAGGAATAAATCCGCGATATTCACAATATTCTATTAACCTTTCGTATGAAGTTAATTTATTTTTGTCGATAAAGATTTTTAAATTGGTTTTGTTTCGACGGAGTATATACTCTAATTTAATGCTCATAATCATCACCCTCCCCAAGTTTTTGATAAAACCCGTTATCTATATATACTTCGGTGAATAAGTTTTTAACTAGTTTGAATGCAGCATTGCCATACTTTTGTTTAATATTTTCCAAGATTTCCCCTGGGTGATGATGTGCATCACTACTTAAACTAGCTTGGATATCTGCTAAGAGAGTGTCAGACATGTCTTGATCCCAGTCGACACTCTCAAGTAAGGCAGTTCTAAAATTTAGATCTAGAAAAATTGATTTATTATAGTCTGTCAACTACTTCCTCGCTCATAAAACCGCGAACTGAATCCTGAAAATCCGGATTAATAGCTAGCTTTTTTAAATCTTTTTCACTTAGCTTCAAATCATACAAGCTAGCTATTTCATCAGCAACTTTTATCAGTGCATTAACAAAAACGTTTCTTGCAGTTGAATGATTCATTTTAAAACCAGCATCGCGCATTTCATCTGCTATTTCATGGTACGTCATACCATCAAACAACTTAGACGTACCGTAACCATTTTCACTTTTAAATCCTTTTGGCATTGCCATAATATATCTCCCTGTATTATTTTATTGTGCTAATTCTATTTCGTAAATATTTTCATCATTTTCGCTAACTTCAGATATACCAAATCGCATGCGAAGAACTAGTTCCTCACGCTTAGTTAACGAAGTTAACGCCTTAACAATCCTAGCTCTGATTAGTTGATTATCCAGAATCTGTTCAATGTTTAGACTGTCATTGTCGGGTATTATGTCACCAAGTGTCCTGTTACCTTCTTCACCAATTTGCTGGTCAATAGACGCAACGCTTTTTGTTTTTACTGCTTCTAGCGCATTACGAACATGTTTTTCTGTTAAGCCAAGCGCTTCACAAATCTCGTCCATTGTAGGTTCATGGCCAAACTCGTCTTGGTACTCCTGCCTGAGTTGCCAAATTTTTCGAGCATTTGCTAAAGTATGGGAAGGAACTTTTAAGAGTGTGCTGTTTGAAGTCAAACTACGTGTGACAGCTTGTTTTATCCACCAACAAGCGTATGTTGAAAATTTAAAACCTTTGCGCCAATCAAATTTTTCAACAGCTTTGATTAATCCAATGTTGCTTTCTTGAATTAAATCTTCTAAGCTGCCACCATACTTGGCATATTTTTTGGCAATTGAAATAGCCAATCTAAGATTGGATTCAATCATTATTCGTCTTGCTCTTAAGTCACCAGCTTCAATTCGTTTTGCTAATTCGACTTCTTGTTCTCTGGTCAAAAGCTTTGTGTGTCTTTTTATATCTCGAAAATACATCTCGAGAGAGGTTTTTGTTTCCATATTATTTATCTCCAATGTTTAATGTTTAATGTTTAGTTTGTATTGTTATTATACTATGAAAGTGCGCAGGTTACACCTGCGCACCCATAATTATTATTAATTACTGTACAGTAATTGTTTTTGTTTCTGGTTTACGCTCTTGTAACAAAGGTACAGTGATCTGTAAAATACCTGCGTTATAAGCTGCATCGATACCATCAACGTTTACACCCTGAGGTAAATTCCAAGAGCGCTCAAAGGATGCATACTGAACAAACTCTTGTTGTACGTACTTTGTACGTTGTGACTCATTTAAATGTCCTTGAACACTGAGTACATTGTTTTTAATGTCAATTTTAAAATCGTTCCTTGCAAATCCTGGAACATATAAATAAAAATTAAAACCACCATCATCAGCTTGAGAAATGTTGCACTGTGGGTATACGTTTTTCGCAGTACGCCTTGACTTGAGCCCTGACATGTCATTAATAAATTTATCATCAAAAAAATCATTTATAAAATACTTCAAATTATCCTCCTCTGTTAGTCATGAAGTTAATACTAGCGTATACTAGCTAGTGTATTAATAATAATCACAGTTTTTTATATTTACACCCCTTTTTTAAAAAAATTAAAAAATAAGTTTCTTGCCTTTCATTGTTATGTTTCTCTTGTTGAAAGATTGCACAGCAACAGTTTTTACGCCTGGTAATTTCTTCACCAAGTTCGATACATTCTTTAAACTCTGATATATTTCGTCAGACTGTGGTAAATATTTTATACTCAGTGGTAACAGGCCGTCGCCGTCTGAGAAACGTGCAACTTTATCTTTTTGGCCAACAACAGCGATACCAGGAAGAATTCTAATCCGCGTCATCAAATCAGGTACGTGAACTTCATTTTCTATCTTAAGTGTGACCACAGCTGTCGCTAGTTTTCTCTTTAATTTATAGTTAGTTGCATTTGACATGTGAACTCCGAACTATTAATAACTATATAATAATTAATCATTTTGCTCAGTATTTACTTCAATCATTGAACAATCAGCCATTAATAACATTGTTGCAGCAGAAACAGCATTCTCTATAGCACATCGTGATACTTTTGCAGGATCAAGTACACCCAATTCAAACATGTCACCAAATTTCTTATTACGTACGTCATAACCAAAACCAACCTCTGTTTCTTTCAGTTCGTTTAAGACTTTATGATGTGACAAACCAGCGTTATCTAGTATCTGTCTAAAGGGTGTTAAACACGCTTCTATTAACAAGCGATATCCGGAAATAAAGCTTTTATCATGTTTAGATATATCATGATCACCTAGCTCTTGTGCTAATCTATACAAGGCAATCCCCCCACCCGGAAGTACTCCTTCTTCAAGTGCTGCACGTGTGGCATGCAGTGCGTCATCTACCCGATCGTAACGTTCAATTAATTCTGATTCTGTTGCAGCACCGACCCTAAGTATTGCGATACCGCCTGATAATTGTTGTATTCGATATCGAAGCAATTCGCGTTCATTCTCACCTAACCCTGGATAGTTTAATTTTTCTCTAATAACATCCATTCGCGCTTGTGTCTCATCAGAACGTGATTCATCTTTTATTACTAATGTTTTACTCTTATGGATAATCATCTTTTTACATGTACCAAACATTTCCGGGTCAAAAGAAGTCATGTCAAATGCGCTATCTAACACCTTACCACCTACAATTGATTCTAGATCAAGTAACAAGTCGTGTCTTGCGCCACCAAAACCAGGTGATTTTATAGCTGCAACTCTGAGTGAACCTTTAACACGATTCAAAACTAATCCTTGCAGTGCGTCCCCGTCAACTTCATTAGCGACAACAATAATTGGTCTTCCCATTTCAAGCGCTACTTCTAAAGGTTTCATCAATTCACGAACTGAATTGAAGCTTCGGTCTGCCATGAGAATAAGGGGTTTTGAAAATTCAGCTGTCATTTTATTTTTGTCTGTTACGAAATACGGTGACAAAAAACCTCGCTCCATTTGGAAGCCGTCTACGACTTGCAAAGAGCTACTAAACCCTTTTGCTTCTTCAACAATGACATGCCCATCTGGTCCGGCAGCTTCTATCGCTTTAACAATAAGCTTTGCTACTTCTTTCTCACCATTCGCTGATATTGTTGCCACTTTAAGTAAGTCACTAGTGTCACTCACTTCCTGTGAGGTATTTTTAATTGACTCAATTAAAATATTTCTTGCATAATCAATACCTTCTTTTATTTGCATCACATCAAAACCAGCTATTTTATATTTTAACCCTTCATTATAGATGAACTGAGCTAATACTGTTGCTGTTGTCGTACCGTCACCAGCTTCATCAGCAGTCCGACTAGCTGATTCTTTTATAATTTGTGCCCCTAAATTCTCAACTTCGTCTACTAGATTAACTGCTTGCGCAACTGTTACGCCGTCTTTTGTGACAATTGGATGTTGGCCGGGACGATGTATTAAAACTAACTTGCCCTTTGGTCCCATAGTTACTTTAACTGCGTTAGCTAGCTTATTAATGCCTTTTTGAAGTTTTGAATCTAATTCTTGACCAGAATATATTTCGCGCTTAATTTCCATATTACCCCTTTAATAACCCCCTACCGGCACCGGGAGGTCTTTGTCCTTTTGCTAAACTCTCTACGAGTGATTGTTCGATTTGTACAATTCTACGTTGCTGCGTTTCAACGTTAATTGCCACAAACAAATCGCCTTCTTTTTTTAATACTTCATTTAAAGAAATTTTATTCATCTGGCGTAGTGCCATTTGTACGTTGTCATCTAAATACATTATAATCCTCCGAATGTCTTTACATACTTATTCCAAGTTTTCTCTTTTAACATTGACTGAAAATCCATATCGTCAAATATATCATATAATTGTTCAAAATCAGAAACACCTTCATGCTTCTCCATGTCAGAAAGCTTGTCAGAGAAATCCACCAAGCGTATTAGATTAACATTTCTTTCAAATACCTGTTGTCTAATAGGGTCTTTTTTTAAGTACTCAGAAAGCAATTCTGGAGAACGTACCAGCTTGTCTGCAGTTTTATCTCCGCAACCTGGAATGCCGGAAATGTTATCTGTTGGATCGCCTCTCAGTGATTTCCAAGTGACATAGTCGTAGTCAGGGGTTTCAATCATTTTCTTTTTAACTGGATTGTAAATTTCGCAATTATCAAAAGCATTTAACAATTGATAAAAATCAGAATCAGAAGATATAATCGTACAGTCGTCACCTTTGTCGCAGTGAACTTTTACTAAGGTTGCAATCGTATCATCACATTCTAAGTTTGGATGTCTGACTGATGTAAAGGGTAAACACTCCTTAACAATACTAATGATCTGCGCTTTTTGCTCATGAAAGTGTCTGTCTTTATTTTCACGGTTTGCTTTGTAGGCATCGTTTAGCTGTGTCCTAAACTGTGGGTTGCCTTCTAACACAAAATAAACTAAGTCTGGTTTAAATTTTTCCACAAGAGGTCTTACACCTCTAAAGAAATTATAAACTACTGGGTAGTCTCCTTTCATGTAACCACTTCTTGCTCTGTATATGAGATTGTATGCGTCTAGTAACAAGACATTCATTGAGGTGCTCCTGCATTGTTGATTTGTTCCATGTTGATTTTGCCAAATTTTCCATTGCCAAGATCTACTCTTATTATACCATCATCATCAAGCGGTTGCACTTCTTGTTCTTTTAATTCATTTTTGCCCTCTAAAACAAATTGAGCTTGTTCTGCAGGTTCTTCATAGACAGGTGTGTCGTACAATGAAGTATTAAAGATGTTAATTGACATTTCTTCTGCTAAGGTTACCATCTGTTCGATAGCATCTTTTGCATTGTTAATCATATAACTTTTTACTTCATCTTTTGAATTAAATAGTTCACCCTTTATTTTTTTAATGTCAGCTGTTGTACCTTTTTTGTCAGGAAACTTAACAATATATGTTTTTTCTTTTCCTTCTAGCGTTGTTCTAATTACTTCTTCGACAACTTGAATGGGTACTACTTTACTAGCGTCTGCTATTAAAAATAAAATCTGTCCAACTTGGTATTGTTGCATATAACCTCCGTTTGGTTATATTTTAACAAATATTGGACAGATTTATAATTGTTTTATGTGAAAATTTAAGTTTTAGTATCTTCTAAAACCTAATCCTGGTAACATGTTGCCTTGGTGTGAATAACCTTTCTTACTTCTTCGCGGCTTGTTGTTACCATAGATCCAATCACTAGTAAGATTCATTTCTTCCATCACGTTCGCAACTTCTTCATCAATTACTTTTTTGAGTTGTGATTCAAAAATTCTTCTCTTTCTATCTTCTCTAGACTCTCTCAAGGGACGTCTTCTTTTGCTTTCCATAATTCTCTTGGCGCGCCTAAGTTCTTGCACCAACATTGCTTCGTCTACATCTAGAACTTCATCAGCATCATCCATTTCATACATATCTTCATCAACATCGTCCATCTCGTCCATGCCTTCCATGCCTTCCATGCCTTCCATGCCTTCTTCGGTATCTTCCATTTCATACATACCTTCATCAGCATCATCATGATTAGCACCTTCATTTAAACGGCCACCAGATCTGTTACTATTTGTTGGCAAACCTGCTAGTTTGCTTATTCTATCAAAATCAATACGCATAATGTATCCTCCACATGTATTTAAATATCACGTGTAAACTGTATTTTTAAAATATTTTATCTTGTTTGCAAATTTTTTCTAACGTTTTCTGTAATTTTCGTGCCGGCTGCTGCTGCAGTTTTTAGAGGTTGTAAACCTAACACACTGCGTACTTCATCATAAAGTGCCGGTTGAAGACCGCTTTTCAAAACAAGCATGTCAGCATACTGATGTAGATCCATTTCCATGATAGGCACTGGGTCTCCGTTTTCGTTAGGTTCAAACTCACCAGTATCTCTACTCTCAAACACAAATAAAATTTTAGGCATAACTTCATCCTTAGGGACCATGATAAAAGGAAGGTTGCTTGTTGCACCGTCTTCTGATTCTTCATACATGATTTCAGGTATCCAGTTTTTATTTTTTATACTCATTATATCTCCGTTTGTTGTATTTTACTTTAACAAAATAACAAGTAAAAAATTAAAATAAACCTTGCTCATAACTATGTTGTATTAAATGTGTTGCGTATTGAATTAATTCACCAGTTTGTGACCTTATATCTCTGGAGTTTAGATATCTACCTAGTACATCTTTTTGAGTGTCGCTTAAACGAGTAGCTGACATGACAGCACCGGGAGAAGGTGATCTTATTGCAGTAAGACGATTATTTAAATCAGCCGATTTTTGAGGTGTCACATTATCTAAATTACCTGCTAATAGGCTTAAAAATATTACCTGGTCGTGTGTAATCCCCCGATATGAAGAACTACCTGATATTCTAAGAATATCTGAATCCGACTCTGCAGGTAAGCGATCAATTCCTTCTCTTGCTAAAACTTGCCTTATGTTAGAAATAAAGAAAGGAGCTGTCGCGACAACCTCAGCAGATGTTTTCAGATCGGAACCCCCACCTTCATACCCGGAGCCCATACCGCCTTTTGATCGATCAAAGGGCAATCCTTCTTCGTGGACATTTTTGTACGCAATAAATGCAGTTTGAATCTCTCTTAATAAATCACATTTCCCTTTCATATTAAAAACTGGTATTAGTCCAAACATGTTTAAAAGAGGTAGTATGTCACCTGTAAATGCTCTGAAAACAGTTGGGCTCATCCAATTTGGCAAGTCCTCTTCTTTACTTCTAACAGTTCTAGAACTTTGAAAGAAAACTGTGAAGAACTCCAAAAACTCTTTATTAGGTTTAAAGTCGCACGATTGGGGTGCAAACATCTCACTAGACATTGCCAGATACTTAGCCTCAGTCAGATAATTTTGTGTTGTGGATTCTACAAACTCTTTAATTAAAACATTGAGTTCACCGCGCGTTAACTTCACTTAGTACCTCTTCATTAAAAGCTTAACTTTTTTTCTAATTTTAGTTAAGTCCTGACTTTCATTTACTCTGATCGGCGGTGCGCTATCTTCACCAGAAGACTGCGTCTTTGTTTTTTCTTGTGGTCGACTTTCCTTTTCAACCGAAGATTCACCCTCTTCACCAAAAGATATTTTAGCGTTAAAAGGTGGTTCACTTGGATCTACCGCGTCTTCAGCGTCTAAAGCGCCTTGGAGAATTTTTGACAACTCGCCTAAAAACAAATGTAGAATTTTTCTTTCATCATCATCCAGACGATCGTAATAACCTAATAACTCATCTTTAATTTCTTTATCTTTTGTTGACCGACCAGATCTTAGCGTGTTGATATCTTTTATTACGCTATCAAAGGAAACACCAAATGTCTCTGGATCTAAAGGTTCTTCTTTAGTTTCAGGTTCTTCTTTAGTTCCAGGTTCTTCTTTAGTTTCAGGTTCTTCTTTAGTTTCAGGTTCTTCCTCTTCTTGTTCTGATAAATTTACATTGTAAACAGCAGCGCTGTTTTCTAAGCTTTTAATATATCTTTCTTGCGCAATGTCAGTTGATTCATTTAATTGCTTTCTTGATTTCGTAACTGCTTCTTCTGACACAATTTTTAAAAGTTGTAGCAGTTCGCCTTCTGAATTAACTTTAAACATTTAATAACTCCTTTTAAATATATCTATTTTGCATGTGACATAATTATCTTCATTATTAGTTTCTAATTCATTAATAATAAAAACACCACAATCTTGCATATAATGACAACCGCGGATTGGAATAAAATAATTGACTTTTTTATTATGGATGTTGAAAATATATTTTAAGTCTTCATTATCTATAGCTGCTGTTATTTTGGTTACCTCGTCACAGAAATTAATTTTAACTAATTTGACTTTAAAGCTTTTTGTATCATCACTGTGAAATTGAATTGGGATTATTTCTTTTTCTTCAATAATCTTAATTGGACTTTCTGCTGCCAGATCTTCTTCTGTGATTACGTCTTTCAAACTTTCACTAACAAAAAAAGACATGTTAAGCTCTGAATCGTATGACGTTTATGTCTTCAATTATTTCATCTATTTTTTTGGACATGTCTAGATCACGATCAGTTACATCGTTTAAATCACGTGTGTATAAAGTAACAGTGACCTTTGTGTGATCGATCGTTATTTCTGGGTGATGATACATCTCTTCTGATAGATTTATTAATTCATTTATAAAATATGACAAAAATCTGACTGACTCGAAAGAGTATACTTTTTGCAAAGAATTTTTTTCACTGGTGTTAATCTGGCACCACGAAAACGGCTCCGGGTCAATAGGTAAATCTTCTTCACCTTCTGGGTACCCTGTCCCTAAATGGCGCATCATAGCTTTGCCGCTTTTTGTCATGTCAAACTCGTTGAGTGTTTGCTGCTGACGATTCTTCAATATGTTCTCTAACAACCTGCTCATTACTTACCTCGTCTTACGTTCTAGATCTCTATATACTTTTTCTTGTGCTGTTGCTTTGATTGCAGACTCAATAGCTTTCATTAGATTCGCTGGGTTGTCTGTAAGGTCGTCCACAGCATCTTCAATTGCATCCTTATATATTGCACCATCAAAATCTTGGAGTTTATCTAAGATCCCGTCTTGCCATACTTCTTCAGCATCAACAAGTACTTCAGCAAAAACTTCTGGTGTCAATCCAATGTCCATAAGTTTTTTAACAATCTTGCCTTTCTTAGTCGATGGTCCAGCTTCATAGTCAGGTTTTGTCTTGAGTCTTGTAAAGTACTCAGCAATACCACCCTTTTCAGTAATAGTATTTTTACTAACCTTACCTTCGCCGACTCTAGAAATTATAGCATCAGCAATTGCATCATTTAAATCTCCACGCATTGTGCTAAAGACAGCATCAACCGGCGCCATATTGACTTCTCTAAATACAAAACCGCCTACTAAGTAGAGTAAGTCATGGGCTGGGTGATCTTTATTTGAAGATATATCTGTGTAAGTGTCACCTTGATTAAACAGCTTTTGGAGTGTTTCTAGTACAGGAACAATTTGCTCTTTAAGTGAATTTAATATCTCAACTGTACCTACATGCTGAACTTTATTTTTTGCGTTAACTGTCCTCTTTTTTACTTTATTGCCACCGCTTGCAACAAGCTTCTCATATTTTGGAATTAGTTTTGCATTAACAACAACAAGCATCTGGTCTACTAGTACTTCCGCGTTGAAGTCCATCAGTGCTCCAACATTTGAAGGGTTGCCCTCAATATCAGTGAAAGACATCATTTCAAGTTTTGGTTGTATATCTTTTAAGAAATACTGACGCATTCCTGCACTTCCTGAGTATCCAAAGTAAGGTGCTAAATCTTGGAAGTCAACTGTTTTTCCTCGAACGTGTCGTGCAGCAAACTCTTCTAGTGCAGTCATGTAATCTTCTGACTGTATTTCATCAACTTCATCTGTTGATTCGTCTGATATATCAATATCACTTGTTTCCGGTTCGACAACTCTTTGTGCTTCTTCTGCAAACTCAAATTGCATTGTTATAAAAGTTTCAATCTCACTCATGAGTTCTTCTTCATCTAACGATAATATAATATCAGCATCACGAATTACATACAATCCAGGATTTGATCGATCTTCAAGTGAAGATGTGACAACTGCAGTAAAGCCATCAAGTATTTGTTCTTGGCTTTGCAAATCGACGTTATTGTGAAAATGAGTTCTATCTTTAAATTTGTTCTTCGTACCAGGAAGCTGGAGTGATTTTATAAACGCAGCAAACAATCTATCGATAACATTTTTAATAACAGCATCATCTCCCTGTGCTGCAAATCTACTAGTGCCTCCATATCTTACGTATGATCCGGATATGTCCTTTTTTAATTCCATGACAAATTCATTAAAAGGTTTGCCAGCAGCTGCTGCGTAATCTTGTAAGCTTCTTCGTAATCTAGGCTTTTTCTTAATTACTTTTTGCAAAGCCTCGCTTATAATTACAAAAAGCTTCATTTGAATTTCTTGAATCTTTGCTAGCTTTTTGCTTTGATTTTTCATCTTATTGATATACTGAAACATTCTTCCTACATTTAAAGGAGTTAAAATTTCCTGGCTAGACAAACCAAACTCTTGGGTCACGGGTGTGATCATAGCACCAAATTCTTTTGCCATTTTTGGATCCATCATTAACGCAGTTGCTTCATTATGTATTTCTTTAAATACTTCCTGAAGACTAGCGCTAGCATCCATTGCTGCTTTTTCTTGTGGCGTTGCATTATCATATGCTGATGTATTAATGTTTCCAGTTTCCGGATCGATGCTTGCCCCGCGTGATAAAAATTGTTGGAAACTATCAAAGATTGGCTTTCCTGTTCCTAGTTTTGTTTCGCCCGGGCGGGTTGGAAACAAAGGTCTATCATCATTAGGGTCTATATCTGTCCCAATGTCCATTTCATCTTCTCGAAGCGCTTGCATGTAACCATTAATAAAATCTTGTGATCCCATGCTTAATTGTTGCGCTCGTTCCGCAGATGGATTAGCATCAGTTGTACCTGTGCGGTAGCCATCTAAATAAGCTTGTTTGTTCTCTGCACTTCCATAATCATCAGAAGCTTGCGCATCAATAGGTAAATTTTGTCTTTTTCTTACTGGTGCTGATTCCAAAATAATATTAAAATCTTTAATTGTCGTGTGTTTCGATATATTAAAAGATTCATTTATTGCATCCATACTTCTATCATCGTCTCTATCAAGTGCTTTATCTAAAAGCATGTGCAGCTGCCTATAAAAGTATTCAATTTGTGACACAGGCACTTCTTTGCAAATTAAAGTTGCAGAGCCACATAGTTCAGAAATTGTACCGGGGACAAAGTCTTCATCTTCCACAGGCATTTTTGGAACTGATAATTGGACTGCCATATGATCAGATACTTTAATCGGTGTGTCTTCTTCGTCTTCGTAAAATCCAAATGGATCAGAGTTTGGAGACTGGATGTTAAAAGGATGAATCATCCTTCCTCCATGATCACCAGACGCTCTGTTTTCATTTAATCGATTTTTTAACAAATTAAATAAGACGCGTTTTTTAACTGCTACTTTCATACTAACCTCGCGTGATATGTATTAACTATTATGTAGATACTAATTTTGATTGACAGAATACGTAATTCCTATAGTCGTTGCTGTCCCTAAAGCAAAACCACCAAAAAACGCTAACCTCTGGATCCAGTCTTTGCGTGCCTGTATTTTTATTTCTTCGTCACGAAGCTCAATCATCTGCTTGTACATCGTTGTATTCGCTTCACATTTTGTGTAGTATAGATCATATTTAAGACTTAGTTCGTCAGACTTTCTTTGTAACTCAAATTCCTTGTCTAGATCCGCCTGCAGTAATTCTTTTTCGTGCGTTGAAATTATTTGTGCTAGAGCATCATGTGTCAATAACTTCCCAGTGAATGGTGCCTGGTCACCCTTGTCGACGTTTGCGTAATCAATATCGGCAGCCCAAATTGTACCGATTAAAGCTAATAAAAACATTATTCCCCCTTTAACTTATATTTCTCCTTTAGGATTTTATCAAGTTCTTCAGGATTGTTTTCTAATTCTTTTTGACGTGAGGATTTAATTTCAGCAATCTCCTCGCTCTTGCGCGCAAACTCTTCCTGCGCAGCAGACCTTTTCTCAAGATGTTGTTCATATATGTCTTCTTGGGCCGCGATAATCTTCTCGCTGCGCTTCTTTTCAAACTCACTGTCACCTTCCTTTACTACTTTCCTACTGTCTCTTTTGCTTGATGCCACTATCGCAATAATTGCAAGCACTCCGCCAACTAACCATTGCCATTTGTCCTTAAACCACTTCCACTTCATTAATAACGCCCGTAATATCTTTTTCTATATAATGAACCTCGAGATTCTCCAAACTTTATATTGTTAGATAGTGTATTATTCTCTTTAAGCTCACTAGCATCTACACTAGTGCCTTCATCGTCTTGGGTTTTAAGATACTTAATAAACTTAAGTACTCCATCTAAGTTGTCTTTGTAACCAGCTCTTTTAGCTATCCCTGCAGCATCACCCTTATTCTTTTCAAGATAATCAGGTGTCAAAGTGTCTTCGTGATACCCGCCTTTTAGTGCTGCTGCGACAGCATCAGAGGTGATCCACGCTTTCCATTTTTCTGTCGTTTTATTACCCCAGTCGCCGTCATCTGTTGCACCAATAATTCTTTGAATTTCTTTAACTTTTGCAACCCCGGATGAAGATAATTTCTTCTTAGATTTTGTCTGAGCCGGCTTACTTTGTGCTTTTTCAGCTGATTTAGCAGCTGTTGCTGCTAGCGTCTCAACTTCTCCTTCTTTTTTGTTTTCATACTCAGACCTGTACTTTCTCATTGCTTGTTTCACGACTGGATCTTTAAGGACGCGGTTGTTAGGAGATTTTTTCTCCATACCTAACATTGTTAACATAAATGTGTCTTTGTTAAAACCATTAGCGTCATAATTCGGATCATTAAGTAACGCTGTTGCTGCATTATTTAATAAGACTTCTTTGGCAGCATCTATCTCATCTGACTTTTTTTGTCCTTTAGTAAAAGAAGTATAAACTCTTGCAGACGCAGCATCTAATGTACCCATTCCTTCTGGCGCATCAGAGACTTCGCTGATTAAGCTTTCTAATTTAAAATTTCTTCCATACAGTTCATTAATTAGTTTCTGATTGTGTGCGTACTTTGTTTTCATTTTATTATCCCCTCCATATCTTTGCAAAATCAATAGCTGACTGGCCGCCGATGTACATCATTGCGATCATGCCCCATGTATCTGCATCTAAGCCGGCATAAACTAAAAGAGCTGTTGCTGTACCAAATACTAATAACTTGCGAGAAATAATCTTCTCTTGCATGCTATCGAGTATCCCTTTTGTTTTTCGATCCAAATACAAATCTTTCTTGAGTGCTTCTACTTTCTCAGCAGGTAAATTTTTTACAGCATCTTTTATTTCTTCAATTCCCATTTTTAATCCTTACTTTACATTTTTTCTAAGCTTTGTATTTCTTTGTACAATTTTTTAAGTTCTTGGATTGTCGGTAGTTTATCAGCAACTGTTTCACCTTCGTCTAGTTCATCCATTCTTGCTAAAGCATCACCCACCTTGTAAACAAATTCTGATATACTTCCTAGCGTTGATCTCATTTTTCCTGTCTGATCTTCTGCAATATCTCTTATTGATTTACCTGCTGTCATTATTTTGCCGCCGGCAGACTTTACTTTTTTTCCTGACTTACTACCAGAAAATTGCGCCATTTCAGAAGCATTTAAAACTTCTTCCATTAAAAGTTTTCTGAGCCTTGATCTGTTTAATTTTTTCATATTAATCCTCATCTTCTATCATACTAAATATGCTCTCAACATCTGATTTGCTAAAATTCTTTTTTGCCCGATGCTTCTTTTCTTCTACAACATCATCAAGAAATTTCATAATTTTATTATCTTCAATCTCAATTCGCTTAGCAAAAGCCTCGATTACTTCTTGCATCGATAAGCTCCGGGCTGTACATGCCATTTTTAGCGCTGTGTGACTATCTTTTGTTAGATTGAAGTGAACTGACTTCTTAACCAAGACATCGTATTGTCTAGACATGTCATCCTCCACTCATTCCTGCGCCGGCTGGATTAGCGCCAACAGCCAACGGGACATCTTCTGCGTATTTAATGTCAAATTCTTTTGCTGAAATACCGAACTGCTCATCAAGTATATCTAGATATCTCACAACAAACTTATCACCATAATTTTCATCAAGGAAGTTTTTAGTTCTATTGATGATTGCAGTTTCAACATCTAATAATTGTCGGTGGTTCATGATTAATCTTGCAACTTTAATCGTAAATTTGTCGATATCTAAATCAGGAACAGCATCTGCAACTGCAGCCTTTGCAGTTATCGCTTCTGATCCTGTTGGACTAGTCTCTTCTTCAGGCGCTTCATCTCCAGATTCATCTGCATCTGCGGGTTCATCCTCTTGTTCGAAAAGAAACTGAAGTGAAGTTTTATTTAAAGACTCCATTATTTTATCATCTTCATTTCGAATAGTTCTCTTTTCGTACATTAATATTAAAGAATCAATTTGATCATCAACAGAATCATCTGCTTTTCTTGCCTTAGTATTCGAGTTAGCAGTTACGCCAGCCTCAGGTGCATCTCCTAAGTCTTCTTCTTGTTGCTCAAAAATCAATTTATAAAGTTTTTCTTTCATTTTAACTCCTCAGAATCTGGATCATTTTGTCAGCTTTTACGACGCGTTCTTCGATCACAGGCCAACGTAATAATTTCATCATTGCTCTAGCGTAAGTGCTAACGTCTTTTAAGTAATCACGATAATATGCATGCTGCCATGCATCCATTACGATGATAGGATACGATCCAAAAGGAATGTTGTTTGAATGTAGATCAACGACGGCGTTCATGTAAGTTTGTGTGAACGTGTTTAAATAAGTTATCGCCCAACCACATTGAGAGGCTGCTGCGCATGCTAAAAAATCTTTTTGCCAAGCGTCAAAACTCCCAAAGTCTCGTGCTAAGCGCATATAAGAAAGAGAGTCCATTTTAATTTCAGAATTTGGATCACCAACATTAGCGAAATATAATTCGTGTAAGTATACACCATTCATATTAAAAGTCTCATCTAATTTTAAAGATCTAAATTGTGAATGATTACAGTTCACATTTTGTTTATCAACAGTGTCAAGTTTGGCACTGACTTCATTAAAGTTTTTAAGATACCCTTGGTAGAGTTCAATGTGATTTTGGTAATTGTCATTACTTAAAAATTCTGAATTAAAACTAAACTTTTTTTCTTGTGCTGACAAAGCTTCATCAATTCTTAGCGAGTCGCGTATAACTGATTTAATTTTTCCATTAAATAATTTTTCCATTTTTTACACCGTTTCGTATTCTTTAAAGTCAGACATAGGTATTTCTACATAAACTTTCTTTTTTGACATAGGGTTGCTATAATATCGATATGCAACAATTAAGGGTTCCTTACCATTAATTACAATTTTTTGAATAGTATATTCAATTTTTGTAGGTTTGTGTCTTATTAACAAAGACTTTGACAACATATTGATTATCTTGCCCTTCTTCTTTTTAATACCTTTTTTTAAATTCTCTTGCAAGACAAACTCCGCTGTACAATTTAATTATCAATTTCTCATTTAATTATCAACTAATTTTATAACTGTGACATTACATTCGTTCAATATATCAACGCCAGACATGTCTGGTTTATAATCATTAATGTACAACACCTGTTCTATTCCAGAGTTAACAATACATTTTGCACAGACAGGACAAGGAGCGTGAGTTAGATACATCTTTTTTGGTTTAGGGTTGTTAAAGTCACATTTAATTAATGCATTAACCTCTGCGTGTATAAAACCACTTTTGCCTGTCTCCAGAGAATCCCTGCAGTTTGGTCCTCCTTTCTGGTCGCCATTATAACCTAACGCTAGTACTTGTGTATTGTCATTAGTAACAATGACTGCGCCTACTTGAAATTTCGGATCAGGAGAGCGTTTTGCAATATCTAAGGCAAATCTTTGCCAGATACTGTTCCACTCCGGTCTATCGTTTACTTTCATTTTTTTCACAAATAATTCTTCTCATGATTGTCTTCGCGGTGGCATAATTGTAGCAAGGAATAACGTCGTCTTCAGAAATAACAACTTCATATTTACCATAAAACTTAATAGAATCTCTTATGTATGGATATATCATAGTTTAAACTTTGTCAAAAAGATCTTCGATATTGAAATCTCCAGGCAGTACAAACCCAGCTGCTTTTTTATGTCCACCACCACCATATTCTTTAGAAACTTCAGAGACGTCAATCTTATCGTGGAAAGCACGAAGACTAACTTTTATAATTTTTTCGTTATGATCGTAGTACCAGATCATTGCAAAGTCACAGTCAGGTGCCAATCGTGCACCTATTTCAGACATCCAATGAGAAGAGTTAACAACTAAAACGTTTTTACTATTTATTTTCCTAGCAGCAGCTTTGTCACACACTTTCTTAACTACAGTTTTTGAATAAGCTAATATATAGCTGCCTCTTTTAACAGCATCATCAAACACAGAATCATCCTCAAACTTTTCAAATTCTTCAAAGTCGTGAGGCACCATGTCAAACGCCGCGCTGAATTCTTTTGAATAAGGTAGTTCCCAACGCCATAAGTCTCTATCTGTAATATACTGGATAAACTTTGGTGACTCTTTACCTGGGTGGAAAAATTCCCAAGACAATGTTGCACCAGACTTATTCATATCAAATATTGTATTTGATATATCATGCAATTCGACAACTGCTGACTTGTGATGATCAATAACTAAAAGTTCGTTTGCATCTTTAATCATTTGTTTTGTTGTCGCATTATTAAAAGAAAAGTCTAGTATAACAACATTCTTTCCTTTTACGTCAGGGGGATTAGTTCCGTGCTTGCAAGCGTAGTACTCAGCACGATTACCTAATAGTTTCCAAGCTGAATAAGCTGATCCGAAACCATCAGTGCAATCGGCATGATATATTACAACGTTAACACTCGAAGGTTCTAACATACGTCTCTCCTAATTACTCACGCATATAATTATGATGTTCTTGACATCTTGGTTCGTAAAGTTCTGCACCACCTACTTGAATTTGTTCTACTGATGGATCAGATTCAAAAGGTTCTACTTGTTTTACATTTGATTTTATGTATGTGTATCTTGCATCTTTTTGGCAAACGCTGCATACAGACTTACACTTTATTATTCTTGTACAAAAAGGCATTAGGTCTTTGACTTCTTTAAAAGGCTCTCCGGCAAAAGACAGGTCTATTGAAGATACTACCACGTCATATCCTTTCTTGTATAAGGTTAAACATGCGGCGGCGCCACCCTCAATTAAAAATAATTCGTCTATCAAAACGCAATCAACCTCTTTTTGCTCTGCAATCTTTTTAATTATCTCTTCACCAGTAGAAACTAAATGCGCTGGAATTTTATTGAAGTTATGTGTAACTATCTCGCCAACTTGCGAGTATCTATCATCAAGGCTAGACTTGAATGCGATAACCTTCTGCTTTTGATAGTATCTTTTGTCAGCTTGCATCAACAACTTTGTTGTTTTTGAACTAAACATAGGGCCGGTGTATAGTATTAAATCAGCCATCTCTCAGTCCCCACCACTGGATTGTGAGCTCTAAACCTTCCCAAAATTTTACTAGAGGTTCATAGCCAAAATCATTCTTAGCTTTAGAGACGTCTGCTTGTGTGTGCATGACGTCGCCTGGGCGCCAATCAGCATGTCTAATCGTGCTATTGAATTCTGAGACGAAATAATCCAACACCTCTTTATTGGAGACCTTGTTGTTACACGCGATATTATAACAGTCTCCAGCAAAAGGACCTTTAGCATTTGCTGATAAAATGTTTGCTGAAACTACATTATCAATATAACACATATCGCGTGTCTGGCTTCCGTCTCCATCAGAACGACACTCAAGATTGTTTTTAGTTGCGTGACACCAAGCAGAAACGGCTGTTGAATATGGGCTGTCTCCGTACTGACCTGGCCCAAAAACATTAAAATATCTCAAGCAAACAATATCAAGCTTGTACAAGTGCCAGCACATCTTTGCAAATTCTTCTATCGATGACTTTTGCCATGCATAAGGTGACTTAGGATCTTTAGAAGCAGTTTCTTTTGTCGGTAGTTCAATGGCACCTCCATAAACAGAAGAGGAGGAGGCCCAAACAATCCTATCAACAGCACCACTGGCTGCCTCAAATAGTTTTACTGTTTTTGCTATGTTAACTTCTGTAGTATACCAAGGTTGTTCAACTGAGTAACTGACTCTTGGTACTGCTGCCTGGTGAAAAATAACATCGTAACATCCTTGATATACAGCATTCAACACATTATCGTCCGCAAAATCATCTTGTATCACTAACACTTCATCACTTTTTCTTTTTTGATCTTCAGGGATTTGCATCATGTAAATTGTATAAAATGAGCCGTTTGGTAAAACTCTAATATTTACCCCTTCCAACAATTCTAAATGGCCGTTTGACATGTCATCAACAATGTCAACTTGCCAACCTTGTTTTACCAGCTCTTTTGTGAGGTTGCTTCCAATAAAACCACAACCTCCTGTCACTAGTGCTTTTTTCATATAAACTCCTTAACATAGATATTATATCTTACAATATTGAGATTTATAATACTACTTCAATATCACTTGTGTCTATATCGAATTCATTGAATATTACATCTTGGCCGCCTAATTCTTTAATTTCCATGAGAAACCAAAAGCCTGCGATGTTTCCCTCTAACTCTTCAACAATATTTGCAACAGCAACGGCAGTACCTCCCGTTGCTAGCACATCATCAACAATCAAAACGTTATCTTCACGCGTAATATCTTCTTCATGAATTTCTATCGTAGCTGATCCATATTCTAACTTATAAGTTTGGTGTGCAGTTTTGCGTGGTAGCTTTCCTGCTTTCCTTGCTAGCACCATAGGTAAACCGGTTTCATATGCGAGAATTGTTCCAAAAAGAAAACCTCGTGAATCTATCGCTACAATCTTATTAACCATACCTTCACGTTTAATTTTTCTAACGTAATGCGTCATTAAGTTTCTAAACTCTGTCTGATCTTGAAAAAGAGGTGTGATATCTTTAAACGTCACGTTCTTTTTTGGAAAATCAGGTACATCAATAATTAATTTTTTAATTCTTTCTAACATGAATTTGTGTTCACTCATTTTTTCTTTCCTTCCATATGTCATTTTTATTTTTTCTTTCAAAAAAGCTAACATTGACTTTTTTCTCTTCATCATTAAGCGTGTAAGATGCAATTAATCCAGCATGACTAATTACACTTAAGTTAGTTATAACAAACTTTCCACAGCTAATTTCTATTATCTCGCCTATATTGATCGGATAACCAAAGGCAGTTGTGAAAAATGTATTTTTGTTTATTTCAATTAGTGTGCTTGTTTTCTCTTCGTATCTAAATAGTCTTCTTTTATCATAGTGGCGTTTTCTTAGTGTCTTCCACCTAAACGAACTACTAATTGATGATTCCATTTTAGGAAATGCTTGTTTAAAGATATGTTTTCTCCTTTGGCAACCGTGACTAGGAGGTCCCCAAATGACATAGTCAGGAAAACAAATTTCATCTTTAAGAAAAATGCATTCAAAAATATTTTTATCTTTTATCATATAACATGTCCTGAGCCTACCGTGAATTCCATTTTGCAATAATTACCTTCACGGTCACATTTAAAATACCTAAATACTTCTGCTGTTAAATACTTCAGGAAGTTTAGATCGTAATGCACTGTATCTTTTGCATTAGAAGACCGTAGGTAAAAACGTGCATCCATGTGATCGTCGCGGATTAAAAAGTGACATGTGGCAATGCAACTACTGTCTGTGTATATGAAGCGACGTGAGTTTATTGTTTCTTTGCGTTCGTAAGGATTTTTTCCTGCTAGCTCGTCTTTGATTGTTTTAAATACTGAGGCCTCGATTCTTTCGTAATAATCTTTCTCTTTTTCATAAACTAACATTTCTTCGTTAATGTCAGAAAAATCACCTGTGTCATAGTGCACAAAGTTAAAACCCACTACCTCTTGTAATTGGTTTGCAGATGATGTACCTAGTGTTTGCAACATAGCGTCCCGCAGATGATGCGCAGAGTTTCTTTCGAATGATCGATACTGGTTAACCAGGCTTTTAACGAGAGGTTCATCCACAACACTTCTTATTATAGTTACGTTGGCGTGGTACTGGAATTCTTCTACAGCTTCAGAGAAAAGATTATGTAGTTTACGCAGACTAGCAAGATTTTGAATTGGGTCGCCACGCTTTGAAAATCTATCAACAATAACCTCCCAGTCAGGCAAGCAAATAATTAGCTGGTTGTTAAGATTAAACAGTTCACGTTTTAATTGTTCAACGTGGTTGAAAGTATTTCGGCCATAGTATTTTGCATGGATCAGCATAGACAAAGCTGATCGATCTTGGATGTTCCATTGATAATTTGATTGTTCGTGTATCATCTCGTATAAAGTTGTTTTTCCGGAACAATCAGGACCTTCAATAAAAATGTAATTAATTGGTGTTGAGTAACTCATCTTCTATTTCCTCTATTTTTGCAATAAATAAGTTTTCGTGTTCTTTGATTTTTCCGTTATAAAAGACAGAATAAAAATTGTTTCTAAGTTTAAGTGGATTTCTTTTTACGACAATACCGTAAGCGTGATCAAATCCGGCTTTGTCATGGAAGGGAACTACACAAAGCTCGCCTATCTCAAATTTTTTATCTTCAGGTGTTGTAAATATATTCATGTCAATCTGTGACAAGAGGTCTTACTTTTGCTACACTTGTTGATGCACCCCAGTTTGGATCATTAGAAGCTTGCACTAACCAGATTGAATATGGCACCATGGATGACGGTTTATTACCCCACATTCTTAACCAACCTGTGTTATTTTCATAATCAGTAATCTTGAGTCGATAAAACGTCTTCTTATTCTTAGTTGTCTTTTTAATCATTTCAACGATACAACACCAAGCAATACCTTTTTCGCCCGGCTCCATATTTAATACAGACTTAACGTTAGCACTTTTAATCTTTTCCATCATATCATCAGGGAATGCTAAATCATCACGAGTTGCTGAACACAAGTCCTGATACATTGTCAGTTTGTCAATTCGACCCCAGTCCTCAATGTCTTTAGTTTGTTCGATCAAGATAGGCAACATTTCAGGAGCATTTTCTTTCTTTGCCTTGCGCATTGTCATACCCCACTTGCTTTTCTTTAATGCGTTGTAATTCTCAATGATAATATTATAAAGCTGATTGTGATTATCAATAGTGCCGTCCCACATCTCTTGTAGTCCGTTAAATGCTTCGACTTTGCATAGTGAAGCAAATCCTGTTTTATTGAGTTTAGAATGGCGCCATTTACCTGTTTCATCAAATAATATATCAGCAACTGATTCATATGGTCTATTTTGCATGATTTCAACAACAGCAGTTTTACCTACACCCTTAATGGAAGTTAAAGGAGGAATAAATGCTTTTTTATTGTCTGACCATTGCCAATACGTACCTGATTCATTTACATCCGGTAATTCAATACGATAACCCATTTCTTTAATTTCAGCAATTGCTTTTGATAATGCATTTGGGTTATTGTTTTCAGATTCAAGAATCGTCCCCAACCAATCAGTTTCATAGTATGTGTGAAGCCAAGCAGCGTAATAAGAGCCAATGGCGTAAGCAACAGCATGTGATTTATTAAAGCCATACACAGAGAAGAATTCAATACGTTCCCACAGCTCTTGTGAGATATGCTCAGGTACTCCATTGATTTCTTTTGCACCGTTGACAAATCTTGAGCGCGCTTCTTCACGCTCACCACCTTTATTACCCATGGTATCAAGCGACTTCTTAACTAATGTTTTGCGGAGTTTATCTGACTCAGCAGGTGTAAAGCCACCAAGTTTCTGTGCAAGAAGCATAAATTGTTCTTGGAAAGTTACGTGACCAAATGTGGGGCCGAGTATTTCTTTAATAATAGGATGTGCATAATGTATTTCATCAGAGCGAAGCTTGTCTTTAACATACTTCTTATGAACATTGGCGCGTAGAGGACCAGGTCGATATATCGCGGTCAATGCTGCGAGTTCGATAATTGTTGTTGGTTTAGCATCCTCACAGAATCGACGCGCGCCTTCAGCAGTGAATTGGAATACACCGGTCTTGCGACGTTGATGATAAACATGTTTCCAAACTGTATCATCATCTTGCTCGACATAGCGACAATTAAGGTGCTTGTCAAACCAATCACGTATTTCGAGAAAGGTAGGTTCAGTGCCCGTTTCACGAGTGATAATGCGCTTGATACAGTTTTCTACGTCTTTAAGGAGTGTTAGCCCAAGAAAGTCAAACTTAATAAAACCGTTATCCTCAAGATTACGAAAGTTCATCCCTTCAGTCCAAGGGGTTTGCAGTTCACCACGTACACCAATAATGGGCATTGATTGTTCTAGTGCTTCAGGAGGGCCAATAATAACACCACCCGCATGGCGACCAATAGATCTATTTTGCATAAAGAGTGCTTCGATATGATCCTTCACTTTTGGATACTTTTCCATAAACTCGCGATAACCTTTTGAATAATTCATACAGTCTTCATGTTTGAGAACAAATACAGACTTCTCGGTATTTTCATCACGAGCCTGGGACATTACATCGTCTTGCAGTGGACCAGTCATTTTGTTTACTTCAGCAAAATCAACTTCATAGAACTTAGCAATATCCTTTACTAGTGACTTTAACTTAAGTGTGTTAAAGTTGGATACTGGGATTACAGCCTGATCACCGTATAGTTCACGTGCTGCATCAATCAAGGCATCACGATTACCAGCATCAGAATCAATGTCCGGCCAAGACGTACGATGGCGCCCAAGAAATCGTTCCCATAGCAAGTCGTATTTAAGTGGGTCGACTTGGGTGATACCTAACAAGTAGTTTACAAGTGAACCGCCACCAGAACCGCGTGCAGGACCAAACAGTGTATGATCTGCTGCTTTGTGAAACACTTCATACATTACTAGGAAGTAGTTTTCGAACCCGAGGTATTTAATGTCATCGAGTTCGTGCTTCGCCCGGGCAACGTATTCGGTATTGGTATGAAGTCCTTCTTTAATGAGCGCTGCTTTGACCTTTTTTGCAAGTTGTTGAAAAGCAGTTTCGTTAGGCTTATTGAAATCGGGAAGCTTAACGCTAGTATCAATCCAACAATCTTCACACTTTTCCCACGCAATGTCATGGGTGATTTCAATTGATCGTTTAATCTTTTCTTCATAGCCCTGGTAAGTATCTTTGTACTCGTCATAATGACGCGTAAATTCATTCCACATCTGACTAGCGTTTTTCGGGTATAATTCACACTTTAAGTCTTCAAACTCTGGTAGTGGAGAGGGATCGTTACCCATCCAACCTAGTTTTTTGTAAAGCTCGCGAGCTTCCCACTTATCCGGTGAATAGTAATGAGAATCAGGTGTAGCAATTAACTGCAATCCTGTTGCATCTGAATGCCGAAGTAGATGGTGATTTACTAAATGTTGTTGCTTAAGACGATTAAACTGTATTTCTAGATAGAAATTATCTTCACCAACTGCATCAACAAATCGATCAGATAAATACATTAACTCCTGCTGGATTTTTTCATCACCTAGTTTTAGTGCATTACCACGCATAATTCTATTTGAAAAGATACCGCCTAGACAAGCAGTTGAAACAGTTAAACCCTTTCCGTACTTTTTAAGTAGATCAAAGTCAATGCGCGGATATCTATAAAAGCCGTCTGTGTAGGCACGTTTAATTAGAGTAAATAAGTTACCTAAACCTTCACGGTTCTGTGCTGTTACTACCAGATGATAACGTCGTTTCCATTCGTCCTTACCCAAGTCAAACGATTTTGTTTCTTCTTCGTTTTCGATAATATGACCGCCTTCTTCATCTTCTTTCAGGGCTTTAAGTTTTGCATTGGCACGATCGATCTTTGACTGTTCATAGTCTGATTTCCAGTCTTTAAGCGATGGGACAAAGTAAAACTCGCAACCGTATATTTGACGGAATTTCTTGCCTTGCTTTTTAACTTTTTGCGCATGTTTATAAGCGTGTGCTAGACCAGAACCGTTACCGTGATCAGTTAATGCCCAAGCATCCATACCATTTTCTAGTACAAAGTCAATATGGTCGGATGGGTACCCTAGGCCGTCGAAAACAGAGAAACCTGTGTGTCCGTGAAAACCAACAAATCGATCGGGTGGGGTAATTAGCTTGATGTCCATGTAGAAAAACTCCTTGTTGTATTTTGTTTTATTATACACTAAGGAGTTTAAGATTACACTTTTCAATATTTATTCTTTGCAAGCATCACAAAGTGTGTATATCCAGCCTCGCTTTTTTTCATTAGGTGTTGAAGCATTCCCACATTGCGAACAGATTCGATAAGACATTGACTCTGCAAGATCAATAATCCCATCAATGAATTCGTCGCTTCCCTGGACATAGAAACGAAGGCCACCAAATTTCTCTTTCACTTGCGTCGCCTCGCATACAACATGCTCTTCCTCGGGTTTGTTACGATTAGCATTGTCCATTTGATTCTTGATATTGCCACACATTGTGTCTATTAACGAATACCATCCATCACCACATGCTATTCCGTAACACATTGCTGTTACAGTCCTGTCTAACTCTCGCTGTCTGAATATTACTGGATAATCATTAAATAGCTTTTCTTGTAATTCTTTCTTCATTGTTGCCTCTTTGTATTAATTTAACGCCGCCCTTATTACCATCATGAACAATTGATATTATTTTAGAGCGTGACAATATTCTAAGTTCCGTGTAATGAAATCTAACAACTGACTCTAAAACAATTCCATAAACAATTTGTCCCTTATAAGTAATTGTTTCAATCAAGTCACCTGAATAGAATTCCATTGTTAAAAATATTCAGTTAAGTCAATATTTCTCGCTTCTGCTTCTTCTAGATATCTTAATGGGTTGTAACCTTCAGACTTTAAAATACTTTCGAAAGACATTTTTATTCCTTGCGATAAACTTATTTTTGGTTCCCACCCAGTTATCCTCCTAGCTTTTTGTGATGACAAGATATGATTACCCATATATTCTGTTTGTGGCAGCCATTCGATTGTATCTGCGAAACTCTGGCCACACACTTCATCCATTAGCTGAATGATTTCACCGGTGACTAATGGCGTTTCAGCTGCGATATTATAATCGTCATTCCAATATTCTTTTTTGCTCATACAAGTAAAGACACCATCACAATAATCATTGACGTGTAAGTAGTCTTTAATCTTTGTTGGGTCAAGGAACATTTTGACTTTAGGAATTCCATTAAGCTTGGCGTATATCGTTTTAGCAATCAAAGAGTTCATGTCACCCTCACCACCATATGCAAAGAGTGGTCTTACGATCATCCATGCGTCACTGTGTGACTTAACGATTTCTTCTGCAGATAATTTCTGACAGCCGTAAAAAGTGCTCGGTCCTCGATCTGAATCCTCAACGATAGCTGTTTCTTGATATTTGGGAGTATCATAAATAACTGTAGTACCCATATAACAGACAGGAATTCCGCACTTCTTTGCAGCACGACAGATATTAAAAGTACCCTGGACGTTAGTAAGTGTTGATTCTTTTGCATTTAGCGCGACGACATCAGTACCTACAACTGCTGCGTTATGGATGACATAGTCAATATCGTTGACTTTAAAGAATGCTATCCACGCTTCTTCTGAATTACGATGAACACAAGGCTCACCTTTTTCCGTCGTAAACTGTGCCACAAATGCGGCATCTTCGTTTAAATCGTGCACGCCCGATACAAAATGAAAACCGTGTTTTTTTGCGCGATTGGCTAAATTAGTACCTATAAAACCTTTTTCTCCAGTTATAAAAACATTCATTAATACACACTCCTATTTTTTAAATTTATCAATTGCGTTTAATATATATTATATAAAAGGTAGCGAGGAATTTACAGTATGAATAAAAAAAGTTTAAGTCGCGGCGATCTAAGAAAAATTTTAATCGAAGCATTGGAAGTTTATTCAGAAGAAAAAAACCCAGGATTTGAAAGAAATAGTCGACATCGGGAAGCAATATCACTACTCAAAACAAGAAAGAAGAATGTGACTGATGTCTATTTTCTAGATGCAATTAAGAAAGAAGGGATAAAAACTTCTATTAATCTAGATAACTATTTTTTCTGGAGTCAGAATCGTTCATTTTGGAGCTCATTGTCTAGCTTTGACGAATTAAAAATTGGTGAGTCTGGTATTAATTTAGGTATCAGCAAAAGCACAGATCCTTATATGTATCAAAAAATTGGTGCAAATAAATACAGAGTAGTTGCAGGACCGAAACCTGAACAAATGGGTTTTGAATTTACAAAAATGCCAAAATCAGACCCTTCACCGAGCAAAAATATACAGAAAAAAGACGTGCCAAAAGAAGATTTGATCAAACATGAGTATACAATAGGAAATACAGGTGTTGCAAATGCCGTGAAAGGTACTAAAATGATCAAAAGGGTAAAAGGAGACATTTCAAGAAAAATAGTCATGACCTATTTAATGCCCGATTCTTTAAAAGCGATGGAAATTCAGTCTAGAGTGCCACCAAAACCATTTAAAAAAGTTGATGATAAAAAAGAAATTGGTGAAGTTGTTAAAGAATTTGAGAGGCTTACCGGCAATAAAATACCTTTTGACATAGGCGCTGGTAAAGAAAAGATTGTATCTAAATTATCAGGTAAGAAGTTACCTCCAAGCGAATTCATAAACACTTTTGGTCCAATAATTAAAAATTCGGTGGGGACGTCAGGCGTTTTTCCTTCTGTGACATTAGCTCAAGCAATCTTAGAAACAGGGTGGGGAAGATCAACTGTGGGTGATGCAAATAATATGTTTGGCATCAAAGCAAAAGGCAAAAAAACACAGTATTGGCAAGGTGATTCAACAGTCAGTAAAACAACTGAATATATTAAAGGTAAAAAAGGCAGCTATAACCTAGGCTTTCGAAAATACAGATCAATTGAAGACAGTATCAAAGACCATAATTTGCTTTTACAAAAATCTCGCTATAAAAAAGCGATTAATGCTGTTACACCTGAAGAACAAGTAAAAGAAATTAAAGCAGCAGGTTACGCAACTGATCCTAAATATGCTGAAAAGTTAATAAGCCTTATTAACAAATACGATTTAAAACAATTTGATAGTGAAGTTGCAGCATTGAAGGCATCACAAAAAAGTGACGCGTCAAGATTAGCAGAAAACAAAAATAGGAGAAAAGGCGAAATGATTATGACAGAAGAAAAAATAAGGTTAATGGTTAGAAATTTACTTCTTAATGAAATCTCAGGACAGGACAAAGAACATGTAAAATTTGTTCAACGAGTAATTGGCACAAAAGATGATGGTGACTGGGGTGACAATACTAATGATGCGTGGATACGTTGGGTTGAAGAACATGTAGATGTCCTCGAGAAGATGGCTGAAGATGCATCGTTAACAAAAAAGAATATTTTAGATATTAAAGCTGACGCTGCGGAAATTGCAGCCGTGATACTTGGCGAGAAATCAAAAGAAAATTTAGCAGGTGTTAAAGAACTTGTGAAAAAGTACTTGGATATTGTAAACACAGTAAAGTCAAAATTCAATACTGGCGATAAATATGAGTTTGTCCGGGGGCCAATAAACGGCTTGTACCGAGGTGGTTTACAAGGTATGAAAAACAATTATATAAAATTTTATTACAATGATATCGCGATTGCATTCGATATTAAAACTGGTGAAATAAAGCAAAGAAAACGCGGGGAACAAAAACCTTTTGGGTTTGGACAAGGCAAAAAATTAAAAGAACATGTCCAAACAAATGTATTGAAAGAAAACTTTATTAACCCAGCTAAAATATACATGGATCTAAAAGCAGGGGACAAAATTGCTAATAATTCTGTGTACAACGCTATTGTCGTCGATGTCGGGCCCATTCAGTTCGAGGATGCTTTAGATGATGGTTTGGAAAATTATAAAAAAAATCAATCAAAAGAAAAAGGCCAGCTTGTTGGAGAAGTCGAAGTTGTGGGCGAAGATATCGTTTACAACAATTTAGTATTTCGATCTGTGCCTAGTCCAAAAATTGTAGCGAAGGCTAAACAGTTGTACAATAGTTTTCGCGCAGCGCCTAAAGATCAAGAGTCCCTAAATAAATGGAGAGAAGAGAACATTTACGGTGCTTACGATAAAAAATATTTAAAAAGTACTTATACTAATAGAGGTAAAATAAGTGGTTTTGCATCAACTGAGCAGAGTGCATGGAGCTCTTGGTTTTTAAATATATGTGCGCTAGAAGATCCTGTTTTTAGTTCACAGATTAATAGTGGAAAACTTTGGGTTGGTTATCCTATTAATTCTGCTACAAATTCTGACAAATTAGGTCTTTTTGATTTGCAGAAGAAAGTCATGGAAAACCCAAATGAATATAAAGGTAAAACTGTCTGGATACCTTTTGATATTAGTATCGGTGTTCCTGTCGTTCCTGGAGATATGATATCTACTCCTAGAAGCGGAGGAAATCACATGAGAATTTTTGTTGATTCGAATGGAACAGTAATGGGAGGAAATGAAGGATATCACCCAAAATATAAAGGTCCAAAAGGAAAAAGGGTAAAAGTTGAAGGATCACCCGAGGGAGGTGGCATGGGTAAAGGATCAGTAAAATTAAATGACCTAGGTACACCGGTGCCAGGACAATCGTATGCACGAGGACATACCTACAAACACATATTAAAAAAAGTTTATATAGTCGGGGCTAAAGACAGAAACTTTTCATAAAAAAACCCTACTGAGCGTAGGGTTTTAGGGTTTATAAGATTATAGTCAATACTATTCTATTTCACCTTGATATCGCATTTCAACTAGTTGACTAGAACCTACACAATCACTCAGGTAGTTGTCTAACTGTTTTAGCGATGTGCAGACTGCTTCACCACTTGCTGCTAGCATGAGATTAAATTGTGCACCTGGTGGAAGACCATCACAGAAATATACAATAGGTTTTTCCAAACAATTCATATAACCTGCCTCAAAAATACTTCCCATATCTTTATTGCGTGTATTGCACAACATCCAGTCACATTCGTGCAAGTGTTGAATGTTTCCTTTAAAGATCTGGTCTTGCATTGATTCTTCAGCATCATTATCACAAAGATTTTCATCCTTAGGTGAAAAATAAGAAATACCATGCTTTTCAAAAACTGCCTTAATATTTTCTACTTCTTCCATCCATTCTGGTGAAAACCAACCACTAGCTAAATAAACTTTTCCTAAACTCATATTATTTTCTCCCCATAAATTGATTATATTGATATTTTAATTGTGCAATATCTTCGTATGTTTCGTCCCAAAGTTGTTCAAATATTGTTGGTGCGTCTGGTGGGTGTGTACCATTAATATCCTCACGTCGAGACTGGTAAATTGTATCGTTAGGATGATACTCAAACTTATCATTCTTAGGTTCTGGCCAGTACAGATTTGTACCTCGTGATGTTTCGCCACCTTTACCATCAGGCACACGGAATGTTTTAATATAATGCATATCTGGCTTGTTAAAGTCAATTCTTGCAGATGCTTCTGGCAACACCTTTAAAACTTCTCGCGCCATATAAGCTGCAAGAAGATTATCAGCTGCAGGTTGAATTTGCATATCTTGGCGTTGCGCGATGAAACCTAGTAAATCTTTAAGATTAAGACGCATTAGATAGAATGATGTCATTGCTTTTGGAAGAATCATTCTAGCATCCATCATAGACACTACTTTTGAATCTGTCATATCTGAATAAAGCTGTTTTGACTCTCGTACGATCTTTTTATATCTCGCCAAAAATTCAGGTGAATTCTGGACGGCTTCTGGAATTACTGCCGGATCATCTCGTAAGTCACGATCGCCTGTGCATTGTGCAGCAAAAGAACCTGCTCGGTGCCTAATGATATGCGTCACTTCTTGAAATGATAAACCGGAAAGCTTAAAGGTAAAGCCTAAACATTCCATTGGTGTTGGAAGCGCACGAAAACAGAGGACGTCCTCAAGATTTGCAGATAACTCTTTCAGTGATGCTGTTGCTGGGTTTGTTTCGTCATGATGATCTGCCCATGTTGCCTTCACATATTGCCAAGCGACGTTCAAGGCTTGTGAACGTGTTGGTGCGTCGATCAATTCAACTTTTAAATGAGCTAAGTTGTTAAAGAATTCTGTTCTTGGTTCTTGACCGAACTTTAATTCCATTGGTAAATCGACAGGTTTTAAATCTAAATTTTGTGGCATAGAATCTCCTTTTGAGTTTTAAATTTGTATATAATGATTATAGACAAAAAAAAGCACTATTACAAAATAGTGCTTAAAAAGTTTACTAAACTAATTAATTTTATTGATCAGGAAAACTATTTAATTAAGTTAACTGATGATGCCATTTCAGGATTAAAGTCTCTTCGAAGTTCGATAAGTGGGTTAAAGCGAATATTCCCGCGCTCTATAATCAAAGATCCCTGGGGCTTGACTAATGAACCTTCGACGTCTAGTGCTTCAAAGTCTATCTCAGTTCTTTTATTGTAAGTAATATCTTTTTCTTGAGCTTCTGCAGTAAAAATTGAAATGAGTAATAAAAACATGGTTTTTCCTTTGTTGGGTTGTATTGTTGTATATTAATATTATATATGGTTAATTAGACAGTTACACTTTTGTTGTCTTTTTTATTATACTTTACAATCTTATTAACGTCTTCTATTGTTGTTTCTTCATCAATAAACAACATAATGTCAGCGACGTCTGTGTTGTATTCCTCAGCAAAGTACTTATATTCTCTTTTTCCTGATTTAAAATCTTCCAAAGCCTTGCTATTTCTTTTAAGTGCAGATAATCTTACAGATAATTCTTCAACTCCGAGATTGTCAGGAGGCGTTTCATATAAACCTTGATAGTACATTGCTAGTCTGAGTACTAAATCTTGTTCTGCGTTACTACTACCAATTCTTTTCGGTTTGTCATAGAAAACAATATACTCAGTAATCTGTCGTTTATTACCTTTTACTAAATCTTTTCTTAACGCACCTTTTAATTGACTAACATTAAAATTACTTTTAGGACCTTTGCCGCTACTATCAGAAAGAGCTTTGATCGCGCCGTTTTTAATATGACCTACTTCGTGCAGAAGAAGCGCTAATAATTCTTTTTCGCTAGAGTTTTGGGCATAAAGTTTAAATACAACTATCAAAGGGTTGTTAAGTCTATCATTGTTAATTTTAGATATTACATGTGGAGGTAAACCGATATCTTTTGGGACTTTGTCAAAATGCAAAACTTTCCTATCTTCACCTTCTTCATCGCCATAACCGGCATGAAACGCCAATGCCTTTATCCCTTTAAACTCAATGTCAACTTTATCAGTAATGTGAAGATAAGTTTGATTGATTATTTTGATGACTTCATTAACTGTCGCTCCATCAATATTTTGACTTTTTGTATCAGCATTTTTAAGTTCTTCTATTACTTCATTTTTTGCTATTTTAAAAGCTTTGTTTAACTTATCTTCTAGACTAAGCATTTTAGAGCTAGCATAAAAATCATCTTCTTCGTCACTTAGCCAGTCTTGTTCGTTAATAAAATTTTCTACAATTAATGATATTTGTCTTTTTGTAAGTTTCATTAGCGCCTCGTCATATAAATACATATCAACTAATTGCTTTAATTTCAAACAAAACTTTCATTGCTTGATGGTAGCTGCTGAAGTGATATATACTTTCGTGACTTAAATCTTCATTATAAGATTTTAAAGGTACTAAACACTTAATTCCGTGTTTGGCGTAATCCTCAGCATGTTTTGGCGCGTCATCTATTGCAAACTTAATTTTACCTTCGTCATAGTACTTTGATTTTGCGCACCACCTAAACTTTTCAGGTGAGAATGAGATAGCATCACAAGGAATATTTTGTTGGTGTATCCAAAAATATGTATCATATAGACATTGCAGTTCTTCTTCAGGGCGTGCTGTTAAAAGATGAATCCAATAGCCTTTATGTTTTAATTGCCACAGAAGTTCTAAGTTATCAGTATCTATAGTTAGATTCGCAAACCCTTCGTCGTCAAGAAACATTTTAAATACATACTCAGAATTTAAATTAATTTTTGAGAGTGCTGTGATAAAGTAATACTCTTTAGAGTCTACATCAGCTCGGACTCCAAATTTTTTATACAGCCAATCAGAAAAGCCAACTCTAAAATTAGCTAACACGTCATCGATATCCACGATAGCGACAGGTTGACCTTCCCACTTTTTCTGTTGTAAGCTGTGGTGCTTGTTAAGATAAACATCTTTTTTCTCAAAGGCTTTTTCAAATTCTTTTGATGTAATGCCCCAAGTGTTTAACGTTGCCATCATGTAACGGATAACGTCGACCGTTTCATATAAAACTGTTGATCTATTTGCTAGGGGTTCAGTGTGTGAATGATGATTTTTATATTGGGTTGCGTTAACTAGTGCACTTAGTTCTGCATGGGCACACAAAACGTTATCTTGTGTTATCTTTTCTTTTAGTTCTTGGGATAATTGATCACTTCTTCCGACAATTTTTTTATTATATTGTAATTGTTGTAATAGCATCTGTTTGAATGTCAAAGGTCACCTCAGTATCAGGTTGTGTTGTTACATGTTTTTTAAATGTATCTACATAATACTGAAATTCTTTGGAATTTACATTACTAAACAGAAACATTGTGTTGCCTGCATTTATAGAACCTGAAAATGACCCGTGAGAATCAACTTGTGTCTTAATTTCATCAAAAGACAAGTTTGTTTTTTCTCCGTTAAAAATGACATTTGAATCCATTATTTTCCTCTCAGTAGCCACTTAAAAGACGCTGCCTAATCTTAGTATCCTTTTTTAAATATGCATCAAACAATTCTTTTTCATTAAATCCTGTCACTATTAACATTGCAAAGAAATAGTTTAAAGCATCTACAACTTCTTCTAGAAACTCTCCACGATCCAACGCTTGTTCAACGTTCGTTACACGATGAGGTTTCCAGTTCTTTAAATGTTGCAATGCTTCAAACATTTCTTCGACGCCCTTTAAAGCAAGGTCGCGGCAGACTTGTTGTGATTCTTTTTCAGCAATGTCAACAGGAAAGTCTGGGTAAGAACCCGGGATTGTTTCTTTCATCATTTTCATAAAAGAAAGGCGCAATTTAAACATTTCTTCAAGTCTACAGTTTTCCACGATTACTCTCCTTCTGTTTTTAACTCAGAAGCTTCTTGTAACATTTTTTCAATGTTCTGCTCTTGACTTTTTTCGTATTCTTCGTTCAAGAATAGCTCGCCTTCATCTAGCGCTAATCTTACCATTCTAAAGTGGTCAACAATGTCTGTCCCAGTTAAAAGACCTAGTTGTAGAATTTTGACAAAGTGTGCAATAACACTATCATTTAATTTAACGTTGTTGTTCATATTCTCTCCTATTTTTGAACAGCCGGCACCCAGTGTGTAGTTCGTTTATCAAGCGTTTGTTCTTTGATAATTTCATTACCACAAGGTGAGGTTTTTTGATTATACACAGCGAAACGCTGACTGTACAAACCTTTTTTGCCGTTAGGCTTTCTATAGTTTTGTATTGTTGCACCTCCTGTACTATACGACAGTTGTATTATTCGTCTACATGCATAGAATAGTTTGTTAGACTCATCAGTTGTGATATGTGCACACAATCGGTGTGGTGATATCTTTGCGTCATAAAGACATTCTGCTTTAAGGTAGTTTCCGATACCGCTTACATTTTTTTGATTCATTAAAAATTCTGCAATTGTTTTGTTAGGCTTCTTTTTTAAAAGAATATAAAATGTATCAGGACCCCACGCATCTTTAAGAAAGTCTGGCCCTATTGACTTGAGCTTTTTAGCTAAGTCTTTTTTATTAAGTGCTATTTTAAAAGTACCAAAATTTCTCATATCATTATAATACAAGGATAGTGATTCGTCTTCAAACTCTAGTTTGAGCCTAGAGTGGTTTGTTGTATTGTTCGACCACATTCCTGTCATTCCCAGTGTATTAAAGAAGTATACGTCGTCTTTGAATGAAAAGTATATAAACTTCCCCTTACATTCGACATGTTCCAGCAACAAGGGGAATCGCCAACTTGGGTTATTGACGTTATCAATTGGTTTCTTAGTATATCTTCCAGATAACACTGTCAGTCTTTTAAGTACTTTTCCTTCATATGATTTTAAAAAGTCTACTGTTGTTTTTACTTCGGGTCCTTCAGGCATGTGTTTCCTCCAGCCAAGATTTATAATTTTTAAGTGCACTATCTGTTGGAATGACTTCTCGCCATTCTCCCTTAACAAAGATTCGATACGCGTCTGACCCATATTTTCCAATACCATACAATTTAGTTGGGTCATCTTTCCAGTCTTTTTCGAGGTAATCAATTGACATCTGTTTTAAAGCGCGGGTACGTCTGTCTACCAAACCCAAAGGTTGTATTAAAGACTTTAAAGCATGCTCATCTAACTTTGATGCATCTTCAGGTGTAGGCCAATTTTTTAAAAAATCCCAGAAATATGGTTCAGATGAGCGCCGCTTTGTTAAATTACAAAATATGCAGCAAACAAAGATCCTCCACGGATCTTTGTTTAATTCTTCTTGTAAAAGTGCATAAGGTGACATGTGTATCTTCTTTTTTATCATGTTTTATTATTTTTTATCATGTTTTATTATTTTTTACTACATACATATAATACAGATATGTTTAGGAGTTTTACATGAAAATAACGAAAAAGCAGCTAATTAACATTATTAATGCTTCTTTACGAGAGTCCAAGATTGCTCAAGGTATACTTGATAAAGGCGTTGATCAGATTCCCTCAGGTGCATCTGGAGGTAATGAATTGGAAGGTGCTATTTCAAAATTTCAGGAAGTCGTTGATACTTTATCAGAAGCCGGTGCAATTGCTAAAACTAGCTTTACTGTGGCAGACCTAGGAGCCTTAGGAACAAATTCTTCCATGCGAAGAATTATACTGACAATTGCTAGAAACGCCACGCCTATAGTGAGTATACTTAAAAGCCCACTATTTACTGCGCTGACTATGGGGGCGCAGACTGTTAGTGTAGTGCTAGGTGCCTATGCACTATTACCAATTGCGATTTCAAAAACACTAGAAAATATGGGGACGGTAGAAGGTGCTGTGGATCGTCAGCTTAAGCTTAAGCGTAGCAGTGATGAACTTCCGAAAGATTATGCACTGGAAATTACTGATTTTGCTAAAAGTTTTGAGGATCGTTCTTATTTAAAGCGCGTGGGCGGCATGGACGGTCGCGATGATGTATTGCGTGTTCTCGCAATGGACATTTTAAGCGAAAAAGGCAAAAACATTTCTAATAGAATGTTGCAAAAAGGAAAAATATCAAAAAAGTTTCATGGCGAAGTCTTAAAAGTTCGTAATAAGCTAAAAGCAGAGACACAACCCACACTAAATGATTATCATGCGCGACTAAAAGAATTAAAAAACGCACCCGATCAAGCAGATATTAAAAACAAAGCAATTGCAATAAATGCTGTTTGTAGTGTTTTTAGCTTATTAGGCTTCGAAGTTGAATTGGGTCCTGTTAGTATTTCTGCAGACACTATTGTTGATAAATTAGCAGGTGTTGTTAACGTTGAAGTTTAATATTACTTTTTTTTAAAAAACTTTTTAGGTCTAGTACCTACTTTTCGCTTACTATATTTTCTTCTTGCCACTTCAGAAACTTTTTGTTCTGTAAAGTCAAAACCATAGTGTATTAGTATCTTTTTTAATTCAGCATCTCTCTGTTTTTTAGGAACATGAAACCACTGCCAGCCTATTAGATTTTTCGTATCTTTTACTCTGTTTTTCTTCATGGTGCAAGCGGGAGTTATCTCTTCACTGATCACGCTTTCCGGTATAGATATATTTAAATCAAAAGCAACCATTATTAGATCACCGTATAACTCACTATTGTAAGCATTTTGTGTAATTCTATACTGTTCTGTCAGTTGATCCTTTAAGTGCTTTGAGCGTATTTCCGATGTTTTATCTGGGTGTGTCACCATTACAATCTGTCGATAAATTTTTTTTGCCCAAGGTTTTACATCAGCTGAAACCTTAGAAGCACTCTGCGTTAATTCTTGTTTACCAGGTTTACTGATTGCTGTATTTGTTTCACTATTTTTTGGTAAGTGGCCCATAAAAATTTTATCATACAGCGCTTGTTGTCCTTGTGAAATATTTTGTCCCGCAAGTTTATTACGAAAAAAGGAAAGTCGGTAATTTAAGTCAGCTGAACCTACATCATACTCTTTTTTAACTTGTAATTCTTCTTCAAAAACAAACTTGTATTCTAATATTTTAACTCTGTCTGCGCTGTTTAATTTCATTGTATATTTCTTTGATTAGTAACACCGGCCAGACAATCACTAATCGCATGTCAGAATTAATTTTATTTTTTCTTTCATTAGCTTTTTTTCTGAGCTTTACATCGCTTGACATTAAATTTATTACTTTAAGTTCTCTATGAAAAATATAAAAAATCACAACAGTCATAGTAACATAATATAAGAGAAAAAACATCACTTATTACCTTTCGAGAGTCGCTTAATGATATTGTATATTTCCTTATCAGTTATTGCCTTTCGAGATTCTTTGACTACATTTCTTCGAGACTTATTTGTAATTCCTACTTTTCCTGATTTACTCTTCTTTTTAACCTCTACAAGAGAAGCTGTGGTCTTCGTACGAGGTTTTGCTTTTACAGTAACTGCTTCGGCTGTTACCTTGAGCCTTTTATCAAATAAACCTTGTAACTTAAGAGGTTCAAAAAATCGATCATCTACAACAACTTCTAAAGTCATATCGTAGATTCCTTCCTTTAAAACATGATCAAGTGGTGGTAACGTTACTGTTACTTCATCACCAGTGCTTTCTCCTTCAAAAGCAAGTGACATGTTTTTTGATTCTAACATTAATCTACATTTTGCTTCGCCAGGTCGAGTACCTTCAATTTGAACCTGGAAAGTTAATTCGTTTTCCTCATCAATCATTAAATCAATTTTTGACATTTTTACTCCTTACTTCTTTTACTATGACTTTAATATCAGGTTGATGCACAGCAAGACGTGTGGGCCTGGCTTCAATCCTAGGTGTTGGTTTGTCAACAAAAGTCGATCTTACAGTATTAATTATCGGTTTGACGAGGTCTTTTCCATTAATAGAAACCAAAGCAATAGAAACTTTTAATTCATCTAAAAAATCGCCAAATTCTTGTTTGGCGCGGCGGCCTCTTCTTACTAAACCTCTGGTAACTTGCGCAACAATAGCTGCTGGAATTAAGCCGCGTGCTATTAAGTTAGTAGGTGTTGCACCTGGGCCAAAGCCACGAGTTACAATAAAGCCCGGCATTAAATACTACCTGTACCAATCAATCGTCTTTCAAATAATTCTGTTATCGATGAGTCTCCATTCCGATCAAGTAATTCATAGCGAGCTATTTCTGTTGTATTATCATCTTGAAAAAATACCATTTGTTTTGTGTCTTCATCTACTTGCCATCTACCGGTGTGTATATATCTAGATATTTTTTGATCGATCTTAACTTCTTCAGTGGCATAAACGCTTGTATTACCATTTACTGACCAGACAATCGAACCACTAAATTGTGTAGATAAATCAAGCTGGACACCGTACAATCCAGTATTTGTACCTAACTCATACACACCGGTGTTTCTAACAGAAAGTGCACTTGAACCGAGTGTGTCAAATAGCTGGTATCTTATACTTCCTGATATGCCACCTAAACTTTTACCTAAATTAGCTGTCTGTAGTACTTTCAAATTCTTCTCTTGTCTCTAATTTTTTGTGGTCTAGACCCAGGGATTCTTTTGTTTTCGCTTCTGATTCTTTCGTTGGCTTTTCTAAGTCGTTTCCCATTTCTATTTTTCTCTTAATTTCTTCTATTTGCTCAATCAAAGATAGACGAACAGAATTTTCCGTGCTTTGTGTTAAAACAAAATCTCTAATGTTGTATAACGCATTAATTAAGTATCTTACTTTTTCTTCATCGTTGTCAAAATTTTTACTAACAACCTCCTTAAGTGATGCATCAACAAAAACTTTTAACTGTGTTAGCTGATGTAAAGTTTGTTGCGTCAAAGCCGGTTTTATTAAATCAATATACTGTTGTTCCATTTTCTCCTCCAAAATAAGTATAACATTATAAAATAAAAAGGAAGAGCAGTAAACTGCTCTTCCTCAATAAGTGTATAATTAATAAGCTATTAGCGTGTTACAATTGTTACAACATCATCAGCTTCTAAATCGAAACCAAAACGAAGAATTCTTGCTTGGCCTACAACTGCTACATAATCAACTGCACCAGTCCCAACATTGACATCAGTACCAGAAAGTAATAGCTGACCATTTACAAACACGTCAGATCGATCAAAAGCAAGTGATCTAAGATCGTCAGGTTGTGTACCAGCTGCAAGCCCAGATGTTTGCATATCAACATTCGAACCAGAAGCGATTCCAGCTGCACCAATAACTCTTGCGGCTTTCTTGATATTAGCTCCACCTACATCGGCAAAACTTAGTACACCAGAACCATTAGTCGTCAGTGCTTGTCCATTACTACCAACACTACTTGGTAATGTAAGCGTAATATTACCTGTTGAAGCTGGACCTGCAAGTGTGACAGCATTTGAGCCATTTGCATCAGCTTCTTGGAAACTGATTTTACCAGCAGCACCACCACCGTCAAGAACTAAATTAGAACCTGAGAGCGTTGTTACGGGTGCTGTTAACGTGGAGTCAAAGTTTAAGAACCTGTACTCATCAACAAGAATTCTGGCATTATCATTAGCTTTAACATCAATCTGTAATTTTGTACCAGGAGATCCAAGAACATCTTGGAAAACTACCTGTCCACCACCTGGTCTGAAAGTAATATTTCTAAGTCCAGATGAAGATAAGATTAATTCAGTAGAACTTCCACCAAGACCACCAACTTGTGCTTCTGAAACATTAAAGAAAGTATGACTAGTACTACCCAAGACAACGTCGTTACCTTGTGCACCAGAGATTACAAATTGAGAACCATTCAAGTCAGCTTTTAATGTTGCAGCAAGTTGACCAATTTGATTAACGTTAATTGTCGCACTGTTTGATTCTAAGCCTAAACTACCACCGTTGTGCCCACCAGAAACGATTAGATCGTTACTTGAGAAAAGAAGTTTACCTTTACCTGTTCCGTTTTCTGAAAGAGAGATATCCTTGTTGTTACCAGCGTTAAGATTTAAGTGGTTTGCAGTTGTAATTTGTAAGGCTGCAGCACCAGCAAAACCTGGCGAACTGTCATTAATCTGGATCTTGTTTGTGTTGCCTTTAACCTCTAAAGAAGCTGCGCGCCAACTAATATCAGTAAAGTTAGCAGTAGAAGAGTTACCAATAGATCCACTATGAGAAGCAACTGCCCCAACGCCAAATGAGTTGTTTGAACCGTTGATCTTACCAATAATAACATCTGGTCTTGCTGAAACATTAGAACCTGATGTAAAGATAATACCAGAGTCTGTGTTTGCAGCGACTGAGTCACCAGCAAGAGCAAGAAACTTATCATGAATTGTCACATTAGTCGAGTTAACAGTAGTTGTTGTACCTGCAACACTAAAGTTACCAGCAACGACAACAGTTGTACTAGAACCACCTAAAGTTAATGCATTTCCACCAACACTAGCACCAATATTAGCAGCACCAGCAGCAAAGTCTAAGTCGTTACCTGAAACAGTTAAGTCTCCAGCAATAGTAGCGTCACCATCATTATTTAACGTAATTGTAGTTGTACCGTCAGCAGACTTGATATCTTGCCCACCAACAACAATGTCACCGCTTACTTTTACAAGATCTTCTGTAAGAAGAAGTGTTCCACCAGTTTCCGAGTCAATTGTTGAACCGTTTGTGAGTGTAACCTTACCGCCTCCAATTGTAACGTCTCCAGCGAACGTTACATCTCTGTCTGCAGAGTTAAGGGTAATGTTTGGTGTTGTACCTACTGCATTACCTAAACCAATTTTAAGTTTATCGTCTGTATCGTCAAGCCCTACATAAAAGTCTTTTGCGTTACCGTCAAATACGATCGCTGTGTCCTCAGCACCTGCATCACCAATTGTGAGTGTTGGGGTTGTGCCTTTAAGTGTTATGTCAGTATGAAATTCACCTGCTGCTGCTTTAGCAAAAGTATCACCACCGTGAATTCTTTTAATTGCTGACGCCATTTCTGAAAGAACGCCTACCATCGAACCTGAAGTCAAACCTAATGCTAATAAATTAGCCCCTGCGTTTGCACCAAGATTGTCGACGATGCTGCCTTCTCTGTCTGCGAATGACCCGGTCAATTGACCTAGTCTGAGTTGTGTTCTTGAAGCCATTTTTTTCTCCCTTGTTTTAAAATAATATAGCTTAAAATAATTTTTCTAACTTAACTATAACTATCAACAACGAAACACAACTTCAATATATTTAGGTCAGTATTTTACTAACTATTAAGACCTCTGATTTATATATCTCATCTAAAAGTAATTAATTTTTAAAAATAAGATTTTTTAAATTCTTAACGTGCGCATCAAACTTTGCAGATTCTGAATTAGCAAAAGAAACAGCATGCTGTCCGGCTTCATTTTTTGAATCATCAAATTCAAAACGAAACCTTCCGTTTCTTTCCCTGTTAGCATTTAACAATTTCATACCCTTCATCATTAAAAAAGCGGCAATCGCAATATCAGACGTTACATAGATATTTTGACTCATGATACTACCTTGTTATACATTGCTAACACTAAGCTGCCCACCTCGGGTACCGAACCGGTTGCAAAATACACATTAGAACCGGTGACTGAATAATCTTGAAAAGTTGTTAATCCGGGGGGTGTTTGGAGTTGTCCATTCACAAATATACTTATCTCGTTAGAAGTAAAAGGTGTATTTGCGAGAGTAAAAAGTGTGTTCAAACCATTGGAAGTTCCAGTTAACAATTCATTAAAGACAAACTCCTTATTGGTCTTTAATGACCCCGATATTTTTACATCACCCCCAAAAACTGTTGTGCCCTTGTCTGATGTAGAACCCATCGAACTAATAGAACCTGATATAAAGAAATTATTATCAGTACCAGCAAAGCTAGGCAAACTACCATTAGCACCTGATCCGATTAAGACAGAGCCAGTGATAGCTAATGCTATACTATTTGAACCGGCAACTTTTAATTGGATTGGCTGTCTGTCAACTGTTACAACAGCTCCTGCTCCTGCACCACCTTCATCATATGCTTGATCAAGCGTATTTTGTGTGTCAGAACCAGCACCACCAGTTGAGCTTATTGTGACTTGTCCACTAGAACCTGATGTTATTGTTACATTATTACCGGCAACTAAATATGATTTACCGTCTGTAAGCTGTTGCAAAGATCCGGAGAGGGTGTTTTCAAAAAATCCTTCACTTGCAAAATTTCCAACATATGCGAAGGCTTTAGCGTGTGCAGGTATTTTAGACGAATTATAATCTTGTAAAAATAATATGCCATTGTAAAAATCTACATTCCAATCAATATTATCTAAAAGAGGTATTTCATCGCCAATACCTCCCGAACCATCATCTTTGTAAATTTTTATTATATATGGATTTGGCGCAGTTCTTGAGAAAAAAGGTGGTATTAATTGAACACGACCTAAAGTTTCATGAACTGTTTTGTTATTGTTGAAGTCGCCGTTTCCTTTCTTAAGATTACTTGAATTTGATTGATAGTCTGATCTAAAAGCAAATTCATAAGTGTGAGGTCCAGAAGTTTGTGAAGCTTCGCCAGAATCTGACCCGGCACCACCATCAGGTGATGTTTCATTTGCGTCATATGTTGTACCTGCCAAAGAAGATAAGGCAAAGTGAACATACTCAACTGTGGTGGGAGCACCGTTCGAGGCACTTTGAAGCAAATAAAGTGTTTGGGATGGACTGTCTGGTATTGATTGCCCGAACAAAAGAGAAGAAGCCGCTTGGATATTGGATCCAATTAATTCCTCGCCATCGGTCTTTAAGTTTGAGGTGTGCGCCTTACCTAAAAGTTTCTTTTGGGCAAAAAATGTAGCTGAAGTATTACTTTTTCCTGCCATTATCCGCTCCACGTGACAGTAATCTTATTAAGATATCCTGTCCAGTTTTTGTGTGCAGAAATTTTTACCACAACATACTCAGCTCCTGATGCAGTTCCGTCGACAGTCGATCCGTTAAATGTACAAACGTTTGTTGCATTCGACAAATCAACGGTAGAATCAGCATCTCCAAACAAACAACCATCACCATCAGTAATATTACCAGAACCTGCTGAGGGTGTGCCTAGATCCAAAAATCCTGTTTTTCCTGGTACTTTTAACTCTACAAAAATATTTTTATTTGAACCTAAGGAGGAAGATTTTCCAACTATGGTGGCATCTCCGTTAAGAACTAGTGTTATTCTTGCTAAGTCGTTTGATGTTGGATTTAAGAAACCTCTGTAATATTCCCTTGTTGACTCACTTAATGAACTATAATTTACATTGTTTGGAGGTCCATCAAATATGCCTCCATCAGAATAATTTCTAAAGTCACCGGCACTTCCTCCGTCGAGCGGACTTATTAATTTATTATCAAAAAGCATTAAACCATTAAAGTAATTTGGAAAATTAGAATTGTCATTTAACGATCCCGTAGATGACCATTTAAAGAGACCGTTTGTTACATTAGCTTGTGCTAAATAACTTCCACTTTGTATTCTAAATGATTCTCCACTAAAATTTTCAGTTGTATTGACATTTGAAGCGTCACTTGCGGAAAATACTAGTAAAATTGACGATGTCATTACCAAAGTGCTGTGTGTATCTAAATTGGTCTTCAAAGGATGATCAAAGACTAATGATCCTGTCATGGACTTTCTTGCATAATTTGCGTATGTTCCTACAAGAGAACCGGTTGACGAAAATCTAAGTGATCCTGTTACTGTACAAGTTTGTTGCTCAGAATTTGTAGTTGTTTTTAACGTTTGAAGTGACGCAATTGATGCAACTGAAGTTTTTGTAGATGTTATTCCGGTACCTGACTGTATAATTTTAACACCACTTGCGTTTGATAAGTTTGCAAATGAAATTGCAGAATTACTGTCTGAATACACATTTCTGTAAATATTATTTACTTTTACCTCTAAACTTCCGCTAGGTTGGACAAAATATTTAACACCACTTAAATTAAATATTTCATCATCTTTTGCAGGTTGAAATTTTAGGTCTGTTATACTTAATCCGTTTGCATCATTGTCATTAACCCATTCGACATAATTTGTTGTTCTAGTACCCCATGACCCAACATGTTTTACTCTTGCATAATTCCAACCGTTTCTTTGATGTGTGGTGTGCACCCTATATTTTCCAGTTCTTTGTATTTCAAGAAAGTGAGGTACTTCATTATCAAATTCTGCCGCTTTCCAGACGCTTAAATCAAAAAATCCACTGTTGCTCGTAAATGTTGTACCTGTTCCGGAACCTGGGTTACCTGCACCAACGTTATCAAATGCACCTGCTAAATTTACTGTATGCACATTTGATCCGTTTACTTCAAGAACTAAAGATCCGCTGTTTGCGTCAGAAAAAGAATTTGCAACAAAATCAGGAGAAGTAGCAGACACATCTTCATTTAAGTCACCTTCTATTACCGTGTCAAGTGCAAAAACTGACCTACGAAGATTATTTGAATTTGCTGACGTTTCATAAAGACCGTTGACGTCAACAGCTGCTTCTATACCGGCTGATGAACCGACACTGGTATAACCTGATATAGCTTTTGATGACCCAAATGATAGATTCGAATCTGTTCCATCATTATTGCAGTCGATATCGTCTAAGTCAGGTATTGCTGATATTGTTCCTGTACCTGCACCAAAAGAAACTGTTATACTGTCGATGTAACCTGACCAATCAGCGTCAGCTTCGACACGAACCCCAATGTACTCATTATTACCTACACTAACTGTGCCTAAAGTAACAATGTTAGTTGCGTTTAAAGAATTATCAAAAGAAAGCGATCCGTTAGCAGTATGAGCCCCGTCATTATCTTCATACTCATCTAATACAAATTCTGTTGCAAGATCTAACCAACCTGTTGATCTAGTGCCGTCACTTGGAAATTTTACAAAAACTCTTATTCTTCCACTATTGAGTACTGTTGCTGCAGGAACAATGGTCGACCCAGCTCCATTTATTGTTATAGAAAAATCTTGCTTATCTGAGCCAGTTTCATTTTTAAACCATCTATAAAATGTTCGCTGGCCGGATTGTCCAGAATAATTAGGATTTTCACTTGGGGCATTATCTAATTTACCACCATCAGAAGTTGAACGAAAGTCACCAGATAAAAGTGTGTTGGTCGGAGAGTACAATCTACTATCATAGAACTGTAGACCGTTAGTATGTGCTCCATTAGAAGCAGTCATATGAACAGTACTGTCCCAAGCATTGTCGGAGTGTACTAAAGAAGCTTGTGTATCATAAGCACCACTAATAATTCTGTATTCTTCGCGTCTAAAATTCTCAACTAATGCTGTTGAATTATTAGTCAAATTATACATTAAAATACCTGTGGCAACTGATTCGCCACCAGCAGACAAGTTTGTTTTAAAAGGATGTGTTACATTGATTGATGATGTCAGAGCGCCACTTAAAAAATAATTAGCTGATACTTGCCCGGAGCCGGTTACATGCAAAATCTTAGTATGATTTTCGCTAACACCAATAGTTGGTTTTGACTGAGCTGCTATGCTAAAAGAAGGGTTAGAAGATAGAAGTGAATTATTGTTAGTTGTAAAAGTTATGTTATTACTGTCGTAAACATTTCTATAAGCATTTTTTACTCTTGTTTTGTATTCACCCGTACCACTTCTAAAATATTCAATTCCGGATAAGTGTATACTTCCACTCCCTTCGAAGCTAATTGTATTACCTTCAGCTGCTAAAGGAGTCGCTTCATCATCATTAACCCACTCTATATAATTTGTTGTGGTGGTTGAACCACTCTTAACATGTTGAATTCTCGCGTAATTCCATCCTCTGCGCTGACTTCCAGATGCAATTACAAATTGTCCTGTTCTATGTTTAAATGAATCAAAAGCGTTACCATTTGAAAACGTTCCTGTGGTAGGTAATGAAAATAAGTTAAAACCCGATCCATTGGCATCTAAGTGAGAACCGGTTCCTATACCTGATGAGCTGCTTCCAATTGATGCTACAGTCAAATCTATTTGTTTAACAGTCGTACCATTAACGTTTAACTTTAAAACACCAATATCACCATCACCGAAAGAAAAGGCAGGAAAATTTACTACATTATTTCCTTGACTATTTGCAGAAACGTCAGCATTGAGTGCACCGCTAATGTGTGTATCTCCGTTAAATGCACCCAGCCTTATACTATTGCTACTTGTCAAAACATTATATGCACCATTAACATCAACAGTAGCTGCCACACCGGCTGTTGCAGCAACACTAGTATACGATGGATTACTAGAGGCTAAGTTATTAGAAGAGCCAAAAGATAAAAATAAGTTTGTGCCTGTTTGAGAGGAATTAATATCATCTAAGTTTGGTGCAGGAGATGGTGCCAGTGCTTTAAGTACTTCATTTATTCTATCAACTGCAGTCCCTACAGGAGTATTAATTGTAAAGTCTGTAAAAAGACCATCTAAATAAGTTCCATCTTCAGCTTCACCAATAGCTGTTCCAGCATCTAAGCTTGCAGTAATGACAAAATTACCTGACCCATGATCAGAGATAGTTATATTAGGACCAGCTTTTAAACTTCCTGATAAAAAACCGCCGAAACCGTCGGCAACCTGAATTGACCCTGCCGAGCCGGTAGACTCGTTTACTCTTAACGCTGTCATCAACTATACTCTAACTAAAACTAAACTAAACTAAACATAAAAGAGAAGAATCTCTCGAACGTATAAATATATTTATCCGGGAAAAAAAGTAAATTCTTTTTTAATTAATCTCAGATAGAAGCTGCTGTATATCTAATCCTGCGCAATCTATTTTCTTACGTGTTAAATGATAGTGGCTTACAAAACCTTTAAATCTGCCGGCAGCTGCAGAAGTTGAAACATTTTTGAGAGTGTTGCCTTCTTTATCTTTAGGACATTTTAAAGGAATTCCAACACCGACATTAATAGACTTCCAGAGTGCTTTCAAAGCTTCTAACTGGACTGGGTAAAATCCAGTAAAATCTTTAAGTGGTGCTCCGTGCACAGTTTCACCGCTTATTATTGGCCTCTCTCCGTATCCATTTTTTTTGTACCAACCTTGATATTTAGGATCATATGCATTTGATATTTCTACCCCAATTGAATTGTGATTAAGTTTCTTACTTCCAGCATGATAAGCAGCATGATTTGTGTCAAGTAGTTGATATATTGTACCGTCATTATCAATTAAGAAGTGAACAGCTAATCCTCGTTTTTCAAGTACTTTGTGACATGTCCTACTATTCAAACAAACATCCCAGTGATTTACAAACATGCTAATTTCTCTTGGCTCAAAATAAGATGTGTAACCTTTTCTAGCTTTATAACCTTTGTCTTCAGACCAAAGAACAACTTTTTCCCATTCAATTGGTATAAAATTTCCGTGGTGAACAATATGAGCGTTTTCTTTTGATTCTATAGTATCAGGCTCATAATCATCAATTTCACTCTGTCTTTCAGTAAATATTCTTCTGTGTGTCCCGGGACCGCACAATCCATCTGGTTTCAAACCATTCTTCTTCTGCCAAACTTTAATTGCATCAATTAAATCTTCATCAAATTCATTACAGTTAAACCACTCAGGAGTCCAACCTAACTTAGCAGATGAACTCTCGTTATAAAAAATTTTATCCATCAGATACCTCTTTTTACGCGCTGTGTCAACAAGTAATAGTAGCCTTCATATTGATTTGCTGCAGAGGCAAGATAGTCATCCATGCCTAAGGTAAGTGCTCCACACTTTTCTAGAATTTTATATAATTCAGTTAAGTTTGCAATATGATTTCTCATATATTCTAAACCAATTCCTGCAATAGCGTCAGCACCTCTTCCAGCTGGAGTCTCATATTGGGAAAGAACTTTTGCTGCGATTTCAGTTATCATCATTGGACATGCGACGTCTTCAGTATCTGCAACCATAATTGATTTTTCAATAAGCTTGTCAAAATCTTCTGATATACCGTTGTAGATTTCGCCATACAAATTAACGTGGTCTCCTGCAAAGCTCACACCCTTAGTAACGTGGTGTGCTGCGTGAAACCATGTGTGTAAACCTTTTGTACAACCGATATAACTCAATAAAGCATCTTTCATTTTTAGTCTCCTGTTACCTGTAATTATTCGAAGTCTATAGTAACATCTACGTTAACGCTAATTTTTGGAACTCTAATGTTGTTAGCTAAATTGTGTTTAATACATTCATCAGCAGTGAGAAACCAATCAGCATGTTTTTTCTTATCTACTAATTTAAGAAAATAATCATCTTTCTTGCCACAATTTTGTGCCATCATTTTGTATACAACTGCATTTAAACGCTCTGTTTCTTTTGCGCTGGCGACTACTTCTTCAACTTTACCTAGTTGTCCTGAAGAAACATCATGAATCATTACTGTTGCATCTTTATCTACAAAACGATACCCTTCACTTCCAAATGATAATAATATTGCACCGCAACTCATAGCTTTACCTTCAACGATTGTTGCTATTGGTAATTCTGAATTTTTAATTGTTGATATCATTGACATTAAAGAATAAACTTGTCCGCCGTATGAATCAATCACAACAGGGATAATTTTTTGTCCGGTATTGTGTGCCATGGCAATTTTTGTTCTAAATTCTTTTGCCGATTCTTCATCAAACTTATTGACTGTTATGATTACTGGGTTGTGATGTAATTCAAATTCTTTTACCTCTGAGGCAACATTATATTTCCAAAGCATTTTTCACCTTCCTGTTTAATTTATATTATACAAAAAAAAGAGAGACTTTATATCTCTCTTTAAATTTAAATTTAGTGACAGTCACACGGGTCACAACCGCAACATGGACATTTGGTTAACCACATTTTCCAGCGCCGCAAGATTTGCATGTGACACACCCCTCCTGATATACTAAGCTTCCTTCTGCACCGCACTCAGGACATGTTCTATCTACTTCAGTTCCATTAATAATATAGTTTTTAAGGCATCTAGAGATAACCTTACTAAAACTAAACATGTCCATTTCTTTATCTTTTTGCATCTGTTCAACAAGATACTGGACCGGTACTCCGTGACGAAGTGATGTTGATATAACTCTTGTATAACCAGCATGATTAGGATTGTCAAAAATAGATACTACATCCTTAACAACTAATTGATCATCGTCTTCACCTATTGTAAGATCGTATTTGCTATTTCTTGTCTTAAACGTTCGCTTATATAGTTTACCATTACGAAATTTAGAAGGTATCTCTATTTGATCTGCAGAGCCTCCTATCACCTCGTATGGTTTACCATCAAGTAACCCTATTAAAACAGCCCACTTTTGACCTTTTATCGATGTATGATAGATGTCACATTCTAGCTCTTCAGGTCGTTTTGGTGCATCTCTTTCAACAATGGCAACCCTTCCTTCTTTTTTCTCATCTGCTGATACTAAAACACCTGATCGGGAACCATCTCGATAAACTGTTATTCCTTTACAACCAAGCTCCCAACCCATCATGTAAATGTCCTTAACAGTCTTAATATCGATATCAGCAGGTAAGTTTGTGGTATTTGAGATCGCATGACAAATCCATTTTTGAGCTACTGATTGTAGCTTTACTTTGGCGCGCCAGTCTATTTCGTTGGCAGTGGCGCCGAAATATGGAGAATGTTCTATCGCGATATCTACTTCTTCATTAGAAACGTGTGTCGCGGACATCCATTCTTTAAACTTATGATGATACACGTTAAATTCTGTCCATTCATCACCTAAGTCGTCGACGAACATTACCTCTTCTCCATTTTGCACTTTCTTACGCCGCTTGTAATATAACATAAATGCCGGTTCAATCCCTGATGTTGTTTGCGTTAGACATGAAACAGAGCCAGCGGGGGCAGTCGTTGTATTTGCTATGTTTCTTCTACCGTACGTCCGGTAATCTTCAATCACTTCAGGAGTAAGTTCACTAAATATTCTGTCTAAGAAAGGGTGGTCTTTTTCTTTTCTGTGATCAAACACTTCAAATGCGCCTCTTTCTTTTGCTAGTTGAATTGATTCCTCGTATGAAGCAAGAGATAACCATTTATAAATCTCTTCAACAGTTTCAATGCTTTCATCAGAGCCATATGTTTGTCCTAACATTGCAATTGCATCACCTAGACCAGTTACACCTAAACCAGTTCGTCGGCCATTGATTGCTACTTGTCTAATTGTGTTCCAAAGATTTCTTTCGTAATATTTGACTTCATCATTTTCCGGGTCATTATCAATCTTAGCTAATATCTTATCAATTTGTTTAATCTCTAAGTCGATCATGTCGTCCATCAAACGTTGAGCTTTTCTTGCAATAACTCTAAACTTTCCTAAGTCAAATTTTGCATCTTTAGACCATGGCTTCAAAACAAAAGAAGTTAAGTTAATAAGCATTAATCGACAACTGTCATAGGGTGAAAGAATAATTTCACCACAAGGGTTCGTAGAAACAGATCCAAAACCAACATCAGTATAGGCGTCAGAAGGAGTCATTCGTGTTGCCGTGTCCCAAAACAGGACACCAGGTTCAGCAGAAGCGTGCGCGCCTTCAATGAGTGCATCCCATATTTCTCTTGCGCTAGTATAGTTTTGTACTTCCGGATCGTCGGAATCGACAGGCCACCTTTGATGATATGTTATATCTTTTTTGACTGCGTCCATAAACTCATCAGTTACCCTTACAGAAATATTTGCACCGGTAACTCTTGACAGGTTTCTTTTAATTTTAATAAAGTCCATTACTTGTGGGTGATGCACAGACACTGATAACATTAAAGCACCGCGTCGGCCACCTTGTGCTACTTCTCGACAACTATTACTAAATCTATCTAAAAATACTTCAATTCCGTCTGTTGTTTTAGCAGCATTGGAAGTAACCATACCTTTGGGTCTAATTGTGGATATATCAAATCCTACGCCTCCACGTCTTTTCATGATCTGCACTTGCTCTTGATCTGTTTTAAGAATCCCCGCATAAGAATCAGCGGGGGCTTCGATAACAAAGCAGTTTGATAAAGACTGTATTTTTGCTTTATTTCCAATCCCGCTCATTGGCGAGCCTTGTGGCACTACATATTTAAAGTCTTTAAATAGATTATAAATTTCTTCGTAGTGCATTGAATTATCATATTTTGTTTCAATTGCTGCAAACTCAGATGCTATTCTTGCATGCATGTCATCTGGTGTTAACTCTACATAATTTCCATCTATATCTTGTAGTGCATATTTTCCTGCAAAAACACTGGCAGCTAATTCATCACCGCCAAAATACTCTATACTGGCCTCTAAAACTTCATCGTATGTGTACATTTATTCTCCTATTTTCCTGTAATTTCTTTCCACTTTGATTTTAACATGTTTTTTGTTCCAGCATTGTCACGTTCAATTGCGTCTACAATTGACATTTCACGTACGTCATCCAACACTTCAATCTTTGACATTGAACAATCAATTCTAATTGGGAACATTAATCCATCACGACCTGCACGATTTTTTGCTACAAAGAGACGGCCTGCGCCAGTTGATTTTTCCATAGGTTTTCTTGAGAGCGAAACAACAACATCAGCTACCATAGCTTTCCCATATGCTTCAGACATATTTTCTAATCCTACAACTTCTGCTTTTGCAGAGTCACGGTTAGCTTGGGATGCTGTCCAGACTGGTATGTTCATTTCCATTGCTAGGTTCCTAAGTTCTTCATATACTAGTTTAAGCTCATGTCTAAGTGAGTCATAAGTTCGCGTAGATCGCATAATATCCGCGTAATCGATGATGAGTATACTGGGTTTAAAGTCTTTCATTTCAAGTTTTTCTAAATGATTTCTTATAGTTATAATACTTGCGGCACCTGTCGGATATTGTTTAATTATCAACTTACCAAAATTATTTTCCTCATAAGTTTTAAGAACTGTTTCTTTATTGTCAATAACATTGTTTGATGGTATATTGCATAAATTGCTGTCGTATCTTATTCCCACTGCAGTTTCAGTTAACTCAAAAGTGTAATGTACAACATTTTTTCCCCTACGTAATGCCTCAGCACCCATAGAAACGAGATAATGTGATTTTCCCACACCTGTATTCGCAACAACAACACCTATTTCTCCTCTTCCTAAACCACCGTTTAACACATCTTTTTGGTCTAAATGTTTAATACCTGTAGCACAGGTTGCTCTGTCAACTAAAACAAATCTTGCTTCATGATCTTCAAAGAAATTATGACCAATAGTTGATGATGAACCTTTTGATACAGCATCTTTCATAATACTTAAAACAGATTCATAATTTTCTTGTTTAATTGCCTTGACGCTTTCTTCCAAAGCTTGTTGAAGTGCTTGTTTTTTACAGAAATCAAGTGACTTATCTTTTACAAATTTTAAGTCACCTAAGTTTGGAGATGACTTCATTCGCGTTAAATATTCTATTACTTGTTCTCTTAAGATAATATCATCACCTGTAGTCAATTCATCTTTAATGATTGACACCAGCAGAGGCATTGTTGGAAAGTTTCTGTATTTCGAAAAGAAGCTAAAAAATCTATCGCATAAGAATTGTAGATATTTTAATTCAAAGTAATCATACTTCATTACCTCCATCATTTGCGAGGCCCAGTTATGGTCGTTTAAAAGAGCTTGAAATATCTTTTCTTGAAAATCTTTACCGTATTTTGAAAAGTAGTTTGGGTTTTCCATCACCATAGTTTTCCTTTAGTTAGGGTTCGTAGCAAATATCCATGCCGTAAAAAGTCTATATTCTTTATATTGTTTTCATTTAAATGTTTAATTGCTTTAAGATTATTCCACGCCGGTTTAAAATTTTCAATACTTTCATCAATTCTTTTTGTTTGCATGTGCACTAAGTTGTCTACATCTAATCTGACCAACTTGATGTTACGCTCAATTAACTTTTCACTGTCTTTAATGGATTTATATATCTTCTTCTTTGGATGTTCACCGTGTTTAACGTCGTTACTAACAAACAACTGGAAAAAATTATTATCAAAGTCTTCTTTTAAAAGTAATTCTGAAAACTCTTTGGCTAATTTTTTATAACCTACTCCAGGAACACCTGGAATATTGTCTGATTTGTCACCAACTATTGATTTAGCCAAGCAGAAGTTATGAGGATGAACACCGTACTTCTCTAAGACCTTGTTCGTATTAACAAATGATTTTGAATTTGGTGAGTATATAATGCAATCCTCGTCAACTAATTGATAGAAATCATGATCACCTGATACTATGATTTTATTCTTATTTTTTAATTTGTATTTGCACATATATCCGATTGCATCATCCGCTTCTGCGTCTTCTATATAGACCTGGCAAATTGGTAGGTTTGAAAGCACGCCAATTAAAGTTCTAATTTGAAAATTTCTATTTTCTAAAGAGTCAGGTAGTTCTTCTTTTTCGTAATATCTATTCATTTTAGTGGGCCGGCCCCCTTTTTTGTATTCAGGGTATAGATCTCTTTTTCTCTTAGACCCGCCCCCTTCCCAAACTACAATGACACTTTCTGGTTTGCATTTCTCGATTAAATTAATCACATTATAGTAAAACCCAACAATGCCACCGATTTGTTCACCGTTATCTGACATTGCTGGGTGTGCAATATAATGACGCATAAAAACATTTAAAGCATCAAATATCAGTACTCTATTTTTTACCATCACATATCCAGTTCGTCTGCAAGTGCTTTCATCTCTTCATAAGACTCCATGTCAATATCAACGCCGGCTGATGTGCCCATCTTCTTAACCATTGCATCTTTAAGTATGATATCAACAATTGGACCCCAAAATTCATCATCCATTATTTCATTAAACTCTGTTTTTCTAAACTTTTTTGAATCGAGCATGGTACCATTTTCATCAAACATTTCAATTGTCTTCCACCCGCCTGTCCCAGAGACCTGGTAACTTCTATCTTCTTGTAATACCATTCCGTGTTTGCGTAACAAGTCAAACATTTCTTCATGTTCAACAATACCTTTTCCAAAATGTATTTGGAAGTTAACCTTTCTAAAAGGTGGCGCGACTTTATTCTTAACAGTTTTTGCCCAAACTTGAATTCCAATTACATCATCACCATCTTTTATTTGTTGACCAGCACCTAACTTAATACGTATGGAAGAGTGAAAAGGTATGGCTTTACCACCAGGCGTTGTATCAGGGTCACCGTACATTACACCTATCTTTGTTCTAATTTGATTTAAACAAACAAACAAACTATTTGTTTGCCCGATAACTCCGGTTATTTTTCTCATTCCTTTTGATATCGCCCGGGCTTGAAGACCGATCGTTGCTTTATCATAATCACCAAGCAATTCAGCTTTTGGTGATGATGCTGCAACGCTGTCCCATATAATTGTAACTGGAACATCTTTGTCTAAAGCTTTTGCCTTAAGAATCGTTTTCTCTGCTAGATCAAGTACTTCTTCGGTACAGTGAGTATCAACATAAACAAATCGCTGGGAGACATCAACACCTAGGTTCCCAAGATTCTGGATAGAAGTTGCATTTTCTGTATCGATATAGACGGCAATACCTCCCATTTTTTGGGTGCTGCATGCTATCTGTGTGGCAATATGAGACTTTCCAATAGAAGGAGGGCCAAATATCTCTACAATCCTGCCCTCAGGAAAGCCTCCGCCAGGTTGATTTGCACAAATATAATCTAACAGCTTAGATCCTGTTGAAACCCATCGTTTAACTTGCGTTGGACTTTCATCTTCTGAGAGATTGTATGCGACTTTTGTCTTATAGTCTTTATTCAAAGATCTGATTAGTTGTGAGGTGAAATCTTCATTTTTTGCCATGATTTAGCTCCTATGTGATAATTTATTCTACAGTTATCTTTTATAAAATACAAAAAAACCCGCATTTCTGCGGGTTTTAAAACACATAGTTTTATGTTAACTCATTAAGTCAGAGAAAGCATCGTCTAAATTAGAGTATGATTCACTTGAGCCCTCTTCTGTTTTACTATTAGAAGCCTGCTTGTTATTAGAAGTCTGCTTACTGCCAGACCAATCTGATCCTTCACTTTCAACTTCATCACTATTAAGCCAACTATTAATAATATTACTTAACTCATCATACGACTTTGTTTGGAAGATGTTATTAACATCTGGGATGTTTGATAACCATTCCTTTGCTTGTTTTGCATCTTTTGAAACTGGTGATGACTTGCGCTTAGGTAATACCTCTGTCTTTGCCCACTGTTGACCAGGTGGCTTTGTACATTTGATCTTAACATCAGTTCCTGTCTTAAGATCTGTGATATCTCCATAATCTTCATCCATCATTAGTGATAAAAGTGCTTGGTAAACTAGTTTTCCAAATGACCAGATTCTTACACCTTCAGACTCTTCACCACGAACTACAACAGGTGCATAAACACGCATTTTAGGATACAACTTCTTAGCCATTTCATAGCTTTCTTTTGTACCTTCCCCGCGCAATTTATCAATCAACTCTTGGATTGGGTCACGTTTACCAAACTGGCTTGGTGCCAATAACCCACGTTGTCCTGGAATATTGTAGTAGAACATTAGTTCTTTAAACGGTTGTCCATCGTTATCTGGAAATGATAAAAGTCGGACTTCATATTCTTGTCCCTCTTCTGGTTTCCACATTACGTTTCTGCTAGTGTTATTACCACTCAGTCTTTCTAATTTACGTTTAATAGCATCAAAATCTAGTGCCATGTTTTCTCCTTTTCAATGTTTAACTTGTAATGTCCAAAATCTAAATGATTAAGTGAACATTAGATAATACTATGCCAAGAGAAGATTTATCAAATTATTTTTTTATTTTTTTCTTTTTTTTGATTTAGGTGGATTCGCTAACTTTGTATATGGGTAAGACTTCTCAACGTTAAATCTTTGGCGCTTTTTTCGCTGGGATGATGTTTCAGGCTTACCTTTTGCTGTATAACCTAAAGGCACTGCTGGACCACCACCACCTGCAGCTGCACCTGAAAATTCATCTAATTCATCTATCTCATCTAATTTGTCTTGCTGCACTTTATTTACTAATCTTACTTTTCTTCGATCAGCAGCAGCCACCATTTTATCATTAAGAGCGTTTGCTTTATCTGCATAGCCTTCTAAAATAATGTCGTTAAATGTTAGGTCATATAATGAATTTTCTTTTATGTTAAATGCTTTCTTTGTTCGAGTAGTACCTTTTCCAGAAGCCACACTTTGTGAAGCGGCTGCTTTATCAATATAAGATGTTTTATGAATAATCTCGTAAACTTGTCCTAAACGCGAGAATGATTTAACTGGGTTTGTGAAAAAGCATCGGGCTAATGAGTTTCTTTCAAGAGCATCGGCCGGTTTATTTAACTTTTTAACTCTTTTCATTACTCCGAATAGTTTCTCTAAACCTTCAGCAATTTCACCTGTAATTTCAAATAAGAGTCGCTCAAAAGGTATTGCGTGTATTGCTATCGCCACCCCTAAACCTGCTAACTTTCCAGCAACATACCCCGTTGCACCACCGAGAATATTACCCGCTATAGGAACTACAGTACCTCCAGCTACACCGGCTGCGCCTGTCACATATGGTTGAACAGCTAATACAACAGTTATTAATAAATCTTTTATTACTTGCAATATTGCGTTAAATTCTTTGTCTAGTCTCTTTTCTGCATTTGGATTCCTAGCTGTGTATTGATCCACATAAACAATAAATTCTTCAAAACTTCTATCACCAGCATCGACCATGAAGTTTGTTAGTTCATTTCCAGGGTTTAATTTTAAAGTTTTATTAAAGTCTTTATTAAACTTATCTATTTTTTTAAGTGCTGACATTATCTGAAAAGATGCAATGACAATATCAAGTACAGGAATTGTTTTTCCTGCTAGTTTTGCAGAGCCCATAAGCTTAGGAAATTTCTTTGACATATAACTACCTATACCAGTAGAACGTATAGCTTTCTGTGCCTTGTCAGTAATGCCTCCCGCCTTAACTGTGTAAGTACCAAATTTTGATATCTTTGCAACCGCGTCGCCGACAGTTTTATAAGCTCCTTTAGCTGAGCGCCCACTAGTATTGACATGATTACCTACATGTTTTAATACTTCTAATTCATTCCTAAAGACTTTTCCAGTTTTTGGATTTATATGCGCTGAGTTTTTAACTGCGTTTTTAATGGTGGCCAGGTCTCTAGGAGCCAAACTTTTATACAGTTTTCTAAATGCACGATTTTTTCTAAGACCGTCTGCCTGTTGAGCAATCAATGCTAATTTGTCTAATGCATCTTTATCAGCTACAGAACCTTGCGGCTGATTTTCCATGATCAAATTCCTTATAACACTTTTGTTG